GGGGGGCGGCGGGGCGAAGGGCCGCGCGCAGGTTTGCCCATGCCACACGTAAATTGTCACGATTTTACAAATGTTAGTGACCACTCTCGGAAACTACTTTTTCCGCTATTTATACCACTTTTACCCCCAAATTTCTCATAAAATCATGAGATTTGTGCAGAAATTAGATGTTGACAACTCCCTACCTAGTGCCCACACTGGCGACCATTTACCCCACCTACGGCTTTGCTCCTATGACCACTCGGCCCTCCCGCAAGCGCTGCCCGGCGTGCCAGCGCACCCGTACGTCGCCCATGTTCGGGCGCAACGTCTGCAACCCTGACGGCCTCTCGACGTACTGCAAGGAATGCAGTGCCAAGAAGCAGCGGCAGTGGAAAAAGAAGAACCCCGAAAAGGTGACGCTCTGGCGCAAGCGCTACATCCGGCGTATAAAGGCAGCCAACCGGAGCCGTCAGGAAGGGGCACGGGCGTAGTGGGGGTGCAATGACGACGGAGCAGGCCGTGGACGCAGTGGTGGCGCAAGCGGTGGCCGATGCGGGGATGCAAGTGCTGCTGCCTGCACTGGTACGGCCACGGCCGCGCCGGGTGGATCTCGACGATCCGGCGACGCTGGGCTTCCCGCCGACCCTGCCGCTGGAACTCGCGCTGGGGGAGATCCCGCGTAACCAGATCCTAGAAGCGTACAAGCTCACGCCCGAGACATGGGACGTGCTGCGCAAGAACCCGGTGTTCCAGAAGGCGCTGCGCGATGCCGTCGAGCTACTGCAAAAAGACGGCATGAGCTTTCGTATCAAAGCGCGCATGCAGAGTGAGGCGCTGCTGGAAACGTCGTGGAACCTGATCCACAGCGCGCACACGCCGAGCGCGGTGAAGGCCGATCTCATCAAGCACACGCACCGTGTCGCCGGGCTCGAACCGAAGGGCGACGCTGCGGGCGGTGGTGGTACCAACCTGCAAATCAACATCAACCTGTAACGAAAGCCCCATGGACATCCAAACCATTGCGTCACAGATCACCCGCATCGAATCCGATCTCTCCACCGTTAAGCAGGCGGTCATCGCCTACGCGCAGGCCAACGCGGGCGGCGGGGCCATCAAGCTGCCGTCCGAAGCGCCGCCCAATCCGCTCTACGAAATGGACGCCAACAAGCTGCTCGTGCACGTGCGGCAGGTGGGCAACGCCCGCGTCGATCCGGTGGTAGGTGCGGACTGCCCGAACACCGTCACGCTGCCCAAGACCGGGCACACGCTGTCGATACCCCGGCCGGATCTCGGCGAGATGTTCATCGGCTACTGCACGCGCGTGTGCGACCAAGCGACCAACGGCAAGGGCGACCAGTTCGTCGGCACCGTGGGCGCGCTGTTCCTTGGCTGCGACGGGTACTTCACGCTGTCCGGTGGCACGTACTCTGCGGACGGCAAGGACTGGCCCGCCGCTGCCGATTGCTTCTACAATCAACGCGCCTACATGTCCGCCGAAGAGAAGGCCAAGGACGACGCGGCGAAGGCCGGATGGGACGCGTGGGACGTGAAGTTCAAGCAGCAGGCCGAAGAGGCGGCGGCGAAGCAGAAGGCCGACGCCGCCGCGTACAAGGCCGAGCACGACAGACCGCAGCCCGATGTACCCACAGGAGAAACACCGCTATGATCGAGGGCCACATGGACTTCTCCGACGCGCTGTCCGCAGTACGTCTCGGCTACAAGGTGGCACGGGCCGGATGGAACGGCAAGAACATGTTCATCTTTCTCGTGCCCGGCTCGACGTTCGTCGTCAACCGGCCGCCACTGCTCGGCATCTACCCCGAGGGTACCGAGATCAAGTACCACGCGCACGTCGATATGCGCACCGCCACGGGCGAGATCGTGCCGTGGCTGTGCTCGCAGACGGATCTGTTGGCGGACGACTGGACGATTGTTCCGTAGGGGGCTGTGATGAGGATCATGGGCGCGGATGTGACGATGCCGGAATCGCCGCAGGCGAAGTTTTGGGCGTGGGTGCTGGCCATCGTCATCGCGTCCGTGACCGGCTGGCTGTTCCTCGAAAACTTCTTCCTGCGGCGCGTCGAAGCTGCGGACATGAAGGCGGACTACACCGCGCAGATCGCGGCGCTGAACGCGAGCGTGGCGAACAAGCTGGACAGCACCAACACGCAGATCGAATACAGCGCGGACCAGAACGCGAAGCGGCAGATCGACAACAAGCTGTTCGAGTTGGAGCAGATACCACCGGACAAGCTCAAGCCGCAGGACCGCGCGCTGTACCAGAAGCTCCAGCGCGACCGGGCCGAGATGGTCGATCTGTGGATCAGACGCGGAAGGCCGCTGCGCTGATGGACATCGAGAACGTCCCGGCATCGCCGCAAGAAGCGCCGGACACCGACGAGCTACTGCTGCGCGACATCGAGCGCTGCATGACGCACGCGCGGGCGGCGTTCGACGCCGAACAGTGGGAAGATGCGTCGGTCCACATCGGCTTCGCGTCGGTGCAGGCGGATCGGCTGGTTGGCTATTTGCGGGCGCGCATCGCGTCGCTGAACGTGCCCCCGTGCGGTGTGTTCCTCTGATGGCGATCATCGACTACAACCCGGCGCCAACGGTCAAGGAATTCATCAAGCACCACAAGCCGCGCCAGTTCTTCGCGGATTGGATCATCGGCCCGGTCGGGTCCGGCAAGACCACCGGCATTTTCTTCAAGCTCGTCTATCTCGCGTCGAAGCAGATACCGTCGCCCGTGGACGGCAAGCGACGCGTGCGGGCGGTGGTCGTGCGTAACACGGCGCCGCAGTTGACCGACACCACCATCGTCTCGTGGAACATCTGGTTCAAGAATGGCGAAGCAGGCTCGTGGCACGCGACGGACAAACGCTTCGTGCTCAAGTTCGCCGACGTTGAGTGTGAAGTTCTCTTTCGAGCACTCGATACTCCAGACGACGTGGCACGTGTGCTCTCGCTCGAAACCACGTTCGCGATCATCGACGAGTTCGTCCAGATCCCGAAGGAAATCGTAGACGCGCTCGCCGCGCGCTGCGGGCGCTTCCCGTCGCAGAAGGATGGCGGCGCGACGAATTGGGGCATGTGGGGCTCATCCAACCCCGGCAACGAAGACGACTGGTGGTACGAAGCGTTGCAGAATGCCGAGCAGTTCAGCATGGCACCGCTCACGCCGGAACAGACGCTCGCTGCACAGGTGCGCGACTCCGAGATCCGACTGGCCACTGGAGCGCCGCCGAAGGCGACCAACTGGACGTACTTCCAGCAGCCACCGGGCAACGGCCCCGATGCGGAGAATCTGAACAACTTGCCGGGCGGCCCGGCGTACTACACCGCGCTCGCGAAGGATCACGGCGATGCGTGGGTGCGGCAGTACATCGGCGTCGAATGGGGCTACTCGATTTCCGGCACGCCGGTCATCAACACGTTCAACCACGACTTGCACGTGGCGAAGAAGCCGCTGCTGTACCAGTCCGGTTTACCCCTTGTAGCAGGGTACGACCCCGGCATGAATTGCGCGATGATCTTCGGGCAACTGGACATGCACGGCCGGTTGCTGGTGCTCGATGAACTGGTCAAGCGGGATATGGGCGCGCAGCGCTTCATCACCACGTGTGTGCAGCCGTTGATGCGCATTCGCTTCCCGCAGGCGCAACTGACCATCTCGCCTGACCCGGCGTCCACGCAGCGGGGGCAGACGAACGAGCAGACAGTGTTGCAGGTGGTGCGCAAGTATTACCCGGTGAAGATTCCCGACATGAACAATCGGCTGCCGGGGCGCGTCGATGCCATCGAGCAATACACCACACGACTTACCCCTATGGGACCAGCGCTGCTGATAGATCCGCGATGCAAGTCGCTTATACGAGCGCTGCGCAGCGGGTGGCGCTACGGCAAGTCGCTGAAGGGGGACACTGCTGCGGAACCGCTGAAAAACGACTATAGTCACCCCGGTGATGCCTTTGGGTATCTCTGCAAATACTTCGCCAAAGGACTACGTGGAGAGATGCGGCGGCGGGAAATTGGTACACTGCCAACCTTCACCAACCCCTACCACATGCGTTAGGAGTTCGCCATGGCATCCCCGGTTACAGGAATGGCGGCAATGCCCGCAATCCCGCAGACCAACCCGTCGATAAGCCAGATACCGCCGAACGTGCCAGCGATGGTCAGCAGCGAACAGGAGAACGCGCTGCGCCTGATGCCACCCCCGGTGGATCGCGACAAGATGCGGTCGCTGGGCTCGAAGCTGTCGTCGGACTTCCGCAATTACGAGAGCTTCCGACGCAACGCAGAAATGCGCTGGGCGCGCAATCTGCGGCAGTTTCTCGGCGAGTACGACCCCGACGTAAAGCAGAAGCTCGACACTGCACGCAGCTTCGCCTACCCCCGCATCACGCGCGTCAAGTGCATGTCGATGCTCGCGCGGCTGATGAATCTGCTGTTCCCCACGAGCGAGAAGAATTGGGGCGTCACCGCATCCACGGTGCCGAATCTGGAGACGATAGATCTCAACGTCGTCATTCAGCAGGCGCAGGCCAAAGCGCAGCAGGCAGGGACACCGCTGACCAGCGAGATGATCGAGCAGGAAGTCTACGACTTCGCCGTGGGTCGCGCGAGCAATCTCGAAAAGGAAATCGAGGATCAACTGGCGGAAGTCGGCGGCACGCGGCATCTCGACTACGTGGCGTTGTGTCGCAAGGTGCTGCTGTCGGGCATCCTGTACGGCGTGGGCATTCTCAAAGGCCCGTTCGTGCGCACGCAGAAGCAGCGCACGTGGCAGCAACAGCCGCCGCGCATGTCGTTCGACCAGATGGGGCAGCCGCAGATGGTCCCGGCGCAGTGGACGGCGGTGGAGAGTGAAGCGTTGCGGCCGCAATTCGAGTTCGTGCCGATTTGGGATTACTACCCCGACATGTCGGCGCGGTACTGGCACCAGATGGACGGCCAGTTTCATCGCATGGTGGTATCGAAGTCGCAGTTGCGCGAGTTCGCCGACAAGCCCGAATTCTTCGGCGATACGATCAAGGAAATTCTGCGCAACATGCCGCATGGCAACTACAAGGAAAAGACGTTCGAGACGGAGTTGCGGGTAATCGGGGTACAGTCGAACGTCAACCCACACACCGGCAACAAGTTCGAGATCATCATTTGGGACGGCTTCGTCAACCGCGATTACATCGAGGCGGCGGGCATCGAGTTGCCGCAGGGCTTGTCCGGCGATCTCGTCGAGGCGTGCGTGTGGCAGATCAACGCGGAGATCATTCGCTGCGATCTCTCGCCGTGGGTCGAGCTTGAGCCCAACGAGCGTGTGCGGTCGTACCACCACTTCATCTTCGAAGAAGACGACTCGTCGTTGCTGGGCAACGGGCTCCCCAACATCATCCGCGATTCGCAGATGTCGATCAGCGCATCCACGCGGATGCTGCTCGACAACGCGAGCGTGGTGTGCGGCCCGAATCTCGAAGTGAATCTGGACTTGCTGGAACCGGGGCAGGACATGAAGTCGATCCAGCCCTACAAGATCTGGCTGCGCAACGGCACCGGGCAAGAAGCGCAGTGGCCTGCGGTGAAGAACGTCCAGATCGACTCGCACATCGGGGATTTGTCGGCCATCGTCAAGATGTTCATGGAGTTCGCCGACGCCGAGACGTTCATCAGCCCCGCGACCGGGGGCGACATGCAGAAGGGGCCAAGCGAACCCTTCCGCACGGCGGCCGGGGCGTCCATGCTGCAAGGGCTGGCCGCGTTGCCGTTCAAAGACGTGGTGCGCAACTTCGACAGCTTTACCATGTCGGTAATCCATTCGCTGCTGCTCTTCAACAAGCACTTCAATCCGAAGCCAAGTCTGAGCGGGGATTTCCAGCCGCTCGCGCGTGGATCGTCGTCGCTCATCGCCAAGGAAGTGCGCGGAATCGCCTACGACAATTTGGCGAACTCGTTGCAGCCGGAAGAGCGCCCGTACGTGAAGTGGCACCAACTGTTGCGCGAGCGCATGGCGGTGCGCGACATGGATGTGACACGGGTCATCTGCACCGACATCGAAGCCAAGCAGATCGACGCGGCGCAGCAGGAAGCGGCGGCCAAGCAGAAGGCCGACATGGAAGAGTTGATGAAGGCGGAAGTGCGCAAGCTGCTCGCCGACGCAACGAAGTCGCTAACGCAATCGGATAAGAACTCTGCGGCAAGCGAAGTGCAGACGTTCAATGCCATTCTAGGAGGGCTCGAAAGTGGCGTCTCGCCCACAGACATCCATTCAGCACGCGCAGGTGGTGGAGTGCCGCCGCATATTACGGACAAACTACAACGAGAGAGCAGTGCAATCTCTGCTCAAGCTCGCGCAGATCAATCTGGCGGTGGTGAAGGCTAAGCTGCTGCGCGCCGAAGGTGATGACGTGCGGAAGCTGCAAGGCGAGGGCCAGATGTGGGAAATGCTGGAGCAGTACATCGAGAACGATCCGGTGGTGAACGAGGGGCCGAGATGAAAGTGCTGCTGTTCTGCATCGCGGCACTGTGGACGAGTGCGACGTTCGCAGCGGACAAGACCATCGGTTTCTACTTCGAAGGCGCACCACAGCCTATCGTGCTGACCGAGCTATGCGCGGGTAATTCGCTGTCCAAGTTCGGGGACAGTGAAGTGCGTATCCGCTGCCCGCAGCAAGGGCAGGCGACACCGGTAATCTGGTTCACGGTGAAGTGCACGAACATTACCGTCAGACGGCCGACACCGGGGCGGGCGAACGTGTACTGCAAGTGTTCACCGTGACGACTTGTTGACAACCACTATCCAAAAACCGTATAAGGCACACTATGGCAACCGAGCAGACCCCACAAACCTTCGACGATGCGTTCGCTGAAGCTCTGGCTGCTGATGCGAAACCGACGCCGACAGACACCACTGGCGCTACCGCTCAAGACCCGATCAAAGGGGACAAGACGGCTGACGCTGCCGATGCTGCTGGCGACGTGGGTGCCACGAGTGATGGTGCGGCTGGCGCAGGTGCTCCCGCTGGCGAAGGGGAAGCCGCCGCTGCTGCTGTTGAAGCCGCTGCTGCGTCCGCCACGGATACGGCAGCCCCCGCGCCTGCGGCAGCACCAGCGGCGACCGAAGACGCGGAGCTAACCCGGCTACGGGCCGAGAATGCGGCGTTCAAGGCGCTTGCCGAGAAGACTCCTGTCGGGGGTGAGGCCGGGGGAGCCGACAAGGGTACGGTGTCAGCCGGTGCTCCTGCGGCTCCCCCCGAGCCGAAGTGGTACCAACCCAACGAAGATGAAGTCGCCCGGCTTGACGCGTTCAAGAAGGATTGGCCGGACATCTTCGAGGCGACGCAGGTTGTCACCAAGCAAGCCGCGTACAACGTCGCCGAGTATGTGTTCGCGCAACTAGCCCGCGTCTACAATCCGACGCTGGAGCAGTTCGCGGAACTGTCGCACACCATTCAGGAACAGCTTGCCCTCTCGGCCATTCGGGGTGAGCACAACGACTACGACGACGTGTACGATAACGTCGTCGCATGGGTAGAGACACTGCCCGCAGCGTTCCGGCGCGGCGCGCAGGAAGTAATGAAGTCGGGCACGCCGCAGGAAGTGTCTGAATTGATCAACACGTACAAGCAATCGACTGGAGCAACAGGGACCAATCAAGCGGCCACTGGTGCAGCAGTCGCAGGACGCGCGGGTGCGGGCGCTCCTGCTGGTAACTCCCCGGCACCAAACTCGACAGTCCTATCAGCGGCAGCCAAGAAAGCGGCGGGCAAGCTGCAAGTTGTCGGATCGAAACGTACTACCCCGGTCACAGCAGCGGATGCCAGCGATTTTGATGGTGCGTGGGCAGAAGCGTTGCGTAGCGGCTAGGGCACACGGAGCGTAACTCATGACCACCGAAGCCATCCAAGGCTCGTTGATCGACCCCGAAGTCAAGAAGGTGCTGGAAGCGAACTCTGCGACCGGCGTCAAGACGACTGCGAAGGCCGATCTCGCTGCCATCAGGACTGCGGTGATCGCTGCGCTGACCGCAGTTGACACGCTGGCAACAGCCGTCAACGCACTGGCCACGAAGCTCAACGCGGATGCTGGAGTCACGGATGTGAACTACGTGACCAACAACGCGACGAACAACGCTGCCACGTCATCGCCTGCGGCGCTCACCACGGTCTGATACCACTTCTTCTCATCCGTTGAAAGGACAGTAACATGTCGAATACCGTGCTCTATGGGGACATCACCCCCCGTACCGCAGCGTACGTGGTCAAGGATCTCTTGACCCGCGCGATGCCGTACATGGTGATCGAAAAGTTCGGGCAGCAATACCCGATCCCGCAAAACAACACGCAGACCGCGAAGTTCCGTCGTTACTTCCTCGTGGGAGCGACGGGTGCGGCCGGTGCCGGTACGCAAGGGCAGCCGTTCTACGTGCCGCTCGCGACGACGCCGCTGGTCGAAGGTGTGACGCCCACCGGCTCGCGCCTGACGTACGCGGACTACACCGTCCAGCTTCACCAGTACGGTGATTTCGTCGGCATCACCGACGTGGTGGAAGACACCCACGAAGACCCGGTGCTGCGCGAAGCCACGCAGATCATGAGCGAGCAGGCAGCGCTCACGCTGGAGACGGTGCGCTACAACATCCTGAAGGCGGGCACGAACGTGTTCCTCGCCAACGGCTCATTGCGGACCGACGTGAACACGCCGATCACGCTGGGGCTGCAACGGCAGATCACTACCGCGCTCAACCGGCAGAACGCCAAGTTCATCACGCAGGCGCTCAAGAGCACGCCGGACTTCCGCACGGAACCGGTCGAAGCCGCGTACATCGGGTTGGTGCACCCCGATGGCGAAACCGACATCCGTTCCATGGCCGGGTTCATCTCGACCAAGCAGTACGGCACGGTGACGCCGTACGAGAACGAGATCGGCGCCGTCGAGCGTGTGCGCTATCTCACGTCCACGGTGTTCTCGCCGTTCGCGGATGGTGGCGGCGCCAAGGGCGCGATGCGGTCCACGACGGGCACCAATGCCGACGTGTACCCGATCCTGTACATTGCCCGCGACGCGTACGGCATCGTGCCGCTGCGGGGCAAGGATTCCATCGTCCCGATGGTCGTCAACCCGAAGCCTGCGGCGGGCGACCCGCTCGGTCAGCGGGGCACGGTCGGCTGGAAGGCGTGGCAGTCGGCGATCATCCTTCAGGATGCGTTCATGGTCCGTGCCGAAGTCGCGTGCACGGCGTAACGCTCCCTCAACCCATTCGAGCCTGAGAGGATAATCACATGGCAAATCGTACACTGACCACCAACACGCAGAAGAACGCGTACGGTGTGACCAACGTCGCCACCGGCAAGTTCGTTGCCGATGCCGGGGTTACGGGCGTCGCAATGACGTTCACCATGGGGTTCACGCCCCGTTTCGTTCGGTTCGTCAACGCGACGGACAGGATCGTCGATGAGTGGTACGACGGCATGGCCGACGACAGCGCAATCGAGAGCGCGGCCAACGGGACGACAACGCTGGAGACGAGCGGCGGCATCACCGTCGCGACCGGCCAGTTCACCGTGCATGCCGATCTGGTGCCCGCCAGCAAGACCGGGTACTGGATCGCCATGGGCTGATCCCGTCGCACCTGACGGCCTTGGGGGCGGCGGGCTAATAACCCGTCGCCCTTCTCATACATGCGCACAGGCGTCATAGCAGAGATCGAGCGGGCGGCGAACGGCTTCACCGTCTGCGTCGAAGATCCGGCGATTCGTAAGGCGAACGGCAAGCCGAACACACGCTATCAAGATCCCGAGCGTGAGTACGTCTTTCCGACGCTGGACAAAGCGCTGAAGTGGATCAAAGAAAACGCGGACACGCTGGCGCCGATGCCGGACGAAGATGACAGTTCTTCGTTCACAGCAGCGTGGAATCAAGCAACCAGCGAAAAGGACTAACGTAATGAATCCTGCTCCCGACATCGGTTTTGGCAGCAATCTGCAAGAAGAAGGTGAGGCGCTTCTGCCGGAATCGGCACTGCATGGCGGTGTCGTGTCCATGCCACCGGAAGGGCCGAAGGCAACGCCCAACGTGCTCAACAGGTACAAGAAGCGTCTCTGGATCGAGTTGCAAGACAACGATCAGATACCACCGACCGGGCTGTTCATCGGGCACAATGGCACGGGCTTCATGCTGAAGGCGGGCGTGGAAGCGGAAGTGCCGCTGGAACTGCTGGACATCCTGAACAACGCTGTGTACGACGCACCGATAGTCGATACTGCTACCAAGCAGATCATCGGCTACACGCCGCGACTGCGGTTTCCGTACCGCGTCGTGAATAATCCGAAGGCACGCCAGCAAGCCGCCTGACATGACGCTCGCCGAACTGCTGGATGAGCTTCGCGGGAATCTGCTCCGTGATGCGAGCACGCTGAAGGACGGTCCGCCCGACCACTACTGGTCGGACGAGACGCTGGTGCGCTACATCAACGAGGCGCAGCGCAAGTTCGTGCGGCAGACGTTGTGCCTGAAGGACGACACGACTCCCGAAGTTGTGCAGGTGGTGCTCAAGGACACGCAGCGCATCTACACGCTGCATCCGGCGATCCTGTTCGTGATCAGCGCGCGGCATCAGGACGCGCCGTCCGACATGATTCGTGTCACGCACACGATCAATTGGGCGTTGGGAAATCCGTTCACGGACACGACCGACTATTCGGCCGGGAGCATGGGGTCGATGCCGCTGCGCTTCACGACGGATGAGGGGATGGAACTCGCCGACGAACACCAGATCCGCATGGCGTTCGACCCGGTGCCCGCGAACGGGCAGTCCAACAAGACGGTGGCGCTGCGGGTGACGCGGCTGCCGCTGGAGAAGTTGACGACGAAGAACATGAAGGCGCAGGCGGAAGTGCCGGAAGACTGGCAGCTTGACATGATCGAGTGGGCGGCATGGCGGGCGCTGCGCAATTGGGATCTCGACGCGGAAGATCGCAAGAAGGCGGACCAGCACAAGGATCGCTTCGACGCGGCGGTGAAGGAATGCCGCCACGAAATCGAGCAGCGAAAGATGTTCCAACCCCCGACTTGGGGATTCGGTCAGGGCGGTTTCTCTTACGTGAGGTAGGTCATGGCTGAAGACTCGTGGCGGTATCCGTGGACGATGGCCCCCGACTACATGGGGCCGGGCACCCCCATGGAGCAGTACCAGAAGCAGCGCGCGGATCTGGTCACAAGCGCGCCCACGGCAGCCCCCGCAGCAGCCCCCGCGCCCGCGCCCACGCGTGCGCCCGCTGCCGGGCCTGCGGCGATGCCGGACTTCTACATCGCCGGGGAGAACCGGCGTAACGCACGTGCGCAGACGGAGTACCCCGACAGTGCAGCGGCCGGATACCAACGGTGGAAAGAAACGCAGCAGGCGCAGCTTGCAGCGTCGCGTGCGCAATCGCCGCAGTACCCCGGTGCCGAAGTTAATTCGGTGAACATGACCAACGCAGCGCGCGGCGGTGATAGCGGCATTGGTGACGCCATCAGTGCACAAGCGCAACGGCTGGCGTACCTACGCGGAGGGGGCGGCGGATGGCTTGGACTTTTGCAATCAGGGGCGGCGCAGCGGCAACTGCTGGCGCTACGCAACTTGGGAATCCAGCAGCAGGAAGTGGGGATCAGGGCGGGGCATCTCGGAGTGGAGCAGGGGAGATTGGGCTTCGAGGCGCAGCGGTACTTCGGGGGCGAACTGCCGATGGCGCAAGCGCGCCTTGGGCTGGAGCAGCAACAGCATGCGCCCGACATCAGCCTGATGAACACGCGGAACGCGCTGTTGGCCAAAGGTGATGTGGAAGGCGCCGCGCGGATGAGCCGCATCATGCGTGGTGGATCGGCGTACGACGTACACGCGGTGAGTGGGATGATGGGCACGACCGTGGGGCCGACCGAAGCCTTTGCGCAGGGTGTGCGGTACCTGCCGTCGATGACCGCTCCTACCGGAGCGATGCCGCAACCCACGATGCCGAACAATCCGTACTTCCAGCCGTCAGTGACTTCGAACCTGCGATGACCCCCGATGCCTCTCGACGACGCGTTTCAAACACTGCCGAGTCCGTACCCGATTGACCCGAAGTACCTAGAGCTTGCGCGGCAGGTTTCGGCCAACGCGTACCCTCGACCGGATCTGCGGTTTCCGCAGGATGCCCCGCCGCCCCCGCCGCCGCCGCAGGGGACGCTCACCGACATCATCCACGGCTTCAAGCGTGGCGTCTTCACACAGACGCCCGAGATGGCCGGGCAGATGCTACAGGCGTTCGGGGCGGATCGGGCCGGGCAGCGTCTTCGTGAATACTCTGCAACACAGGCGCCAGATCCCAGCCAGTACGTCGAACCGGGTGGTTGGGGTGAAGCGGCGTCCAACGTGGTACCGGCGCTCAGCACGGCGGCGCTGGCGTTCATCCCCGGCGTAGGACAAGTCGCCGCCCCGGTGGGGGCTGCTGCGTTGTTCGGCGGTTCGCAGTACACGCAGACCAAGGAAAAGCTACAGGGCGAGGGCGTGCCCATCGAAGACGCGCGTTCGGCCGCGTTGGGTACGGCAGCGGTGCAGGGGATTGGCCAAGGCTTGCTGGCGCATGTTGGCGGCAAGTTGCTGACGGGCGCGCTGGGGCGCGTAGGTACGGGCGGCGCGCAGAGCGGGCTCGATTCGTGGATGACGCCTGCGTTCGGCAAGCAACTCGCCAAGGGGCTCGGCATCCAGACGGCAGTGCAGCTTCCGACGCAGGCGGCGGCCATGGCGTCGGTCACTGGAATAGAGACGGCGTACGGGGCCAAAAACGAGCCTACAGCGTGGGAAGCGGCGCGGGAGTCCATCGGCCCCACCCTGATGATGAACGTGCTCATGGCGCCGTTTGCGGGCGCCGGTACGCTGATGTCGAACCGCAAGCGGCAACAGCTTGCGCAGACCGTGGCGTCGCCCCCCGACGTTGCCGCGCTGTCCCCCGGCGAACTGCTTCAGGCGCAGAAGACGCGGAGCAAGGGGCTCGCCGCGATCTACCAAGACATTCGCACGCACGGCGAAGAAGAAGCGATGGCGTGGCGGATGGAAGCCATGCAGGCGATCAACGATCATCAGCCGGTATCGTTCGACGTGAATTGGAAGTACCCCGGCTTGCCACGCCCGACCGGGGGGTTCCCGGTGCCGGTGCCCCCGACCGGTCCTACGCTGGAAGGCGAATGGCAGCCGGGCACGGCCAATCGTGGGGAAGGCTGGGTCTTCGGCGACAACGGCGCCCCGAGCACGGAATGGGCGCCCCCGGTGCCCTACGAGGCGCCGCGTGGGCCGTTGGGGCGGGATCGGCAGCTTGGGGTCATGGACCCACGCATGGGCGCACCGGATGCGGTCGAGCCGCTGCCGCGACTGCCCGCGCCGCGCGGGCCGGTCGATTGGTACGGCGGGGAAGGGGCGCCCGCTGCTGCGCTCGCCGAACGGCTGCGCTTGGGCGGCCCGCCATGGGCCGGGGAGCCGCGCGGCGAGAATTGGGTGCGCGACCGGAACGTCGGGCCGAGCACGGATTACGTCGCCCCGCCAACCAAGGAAGAAAAGATCCGCGCCTTGCGCAAGGATCTACCCCGCGCGCCGGGCGAAGTTCTTGGTCGGATGGTGGACAAGCAGGGTGAGGATCTGGCGGCGGAAATCCGCGCGGTGTGGGAAGAGAAGAACGTCGGTCCTGACAACAAGAAGCCGAAGTATCTGGAGCATCTGGATACGTTCTACGAGAAGCTGACGGGTAAGAAGCTGTCCGACGTTGTGGAAGCTGAACGTAAGGCGAAAGAGGAAGCCGACAATGCAAATGCCGCCGCAGTCAAAACGGGGACCGAGCCCGTCGCAGCCGCCCGTACGGATGCCGAAGCTGCCGTCACTGGTGGTCAAGTACATGAAGATGCACGGAATGGTGCCCCCGAAAGCGCCCCTGTCGCCGCAGGCGCAAGAGAAACCGCAGCACCAGCCGACGCGGCGTCGGTAGCAGCATCGCTTGCGGCACCCGAGGGTACCAACGAACTGAGCGGCGCTACTGCGCGGGTGCAACAGCAAAACAAGATTGAAGCTGGCCTGCGTCTTGAATCGCAGTGGCAGCGGCTAATGGGTGGTGACAAGAAGGTTGTAGTGGAAATAACACCGGAAGACGCCCAAGCGCATCTGGAGCGTTTGAATGCTGCGCCGGGGGACAACCCGCAGGCGCGTGCGGAACTGGAACGTATAGCGAAGGGGAAAGAAGATGCCACTACAGCCGGGGAACAATCCGATGGCAATATCGGCGAACGTCAGGGAGCTGTCGAAAACCGGGCGCCCACGGAAGCAGGTGGTCGCGATAGCGTTGAACAACGCGCGCCGGACGGGACGATCCAAGGGCAAGGGCGTGGGGATGCCGTCGCCAAAGCCGAAAGGCAAGTAGCTGAAGCGAAGGCAGCGCTGGATGCCAAGCAGAGCGATCTGCTTGTGGCTCGACGCGAGCTATCGAAGCTCAATGCTGACATATTTGAGAACCCCGGCAGACGGCCAACGAAAGAGCAAGTACAAGCGCTTAACGATGTGCATGCACGTATTGATGCGCTTACGATGGAGCGTGACACGCTTGCTGAGTTTGCCGCGCACTCTGACGCTGTAGGCCGTGCGGAAAGAGCGCACGCCAAGACCGAGCCCTATCTAAAGGGCGGCGAAGAGCCGATGGAAACACCGGCGTACTGGCGTAAGCCGGTGAGTGCGGTGCGGGGCATTGACGCGCAGGGTGACATCATCCACGCGTGGCTGTCGTCGCTGGTGCATCTCGGTAAAGCCACGGAGCGGCAGCAGGCGATCCTGAAGCAGATGGAAAAGGCCGGTATGGGCAAACGTGCCCGACCGACCACGCAGGCGATGGAAGAGATTCAGGCAGCGCATGCGGACACTGTGGCCAGCGGGCAGGACAAACGGCTCGACTACATGGCCGAGCGCTGGTTCGAAGCGCACGAGATCTCGGACCGGCTGGGGCTGTTTTCCAGTGCGCGGGAGAAAGCGGATCGCATGCGGGAGCAGCGCATGGCGGAACGCGACGAGGCTGCGGCCGAAGAAGCAGCGCAGCGCGCGGCCGTGGAGAAGGAACGGCTGCGGGACGAAGTGTTCAAGCTGCGACTGACGAAACTTGCGCAGCAGCGCGAGCGTGGCGAGATCAGTGATCGTGAACTTGCGAAGCGCACCGAAGCCGCGATGAAGCCGGTGACGGGAGAGCCGCACAAAGGACTCACGAAGGACGACGAACTGAAGTTGCACGACATGGTGGACAAGCTGTACGCCCCGCAGATGGACGAGGCGGCGGTGCAGCAGGCGAAGGCCGCGCGGGAAGCGCTGATCAAGCACAGACGCGGCATCGAGGGAATCAGCGATCCGGCGATAGCCGAGCGGGTGCGGGCCAACCCAAGCGCAATGGCGGCCATGGCGGACATTGCCCGGCGCCATCGCAACCCGGTCGTGCGCGCCATCGCGCGACTGCTCGCCGATTCTCGTCTTACGGCGAACATCGTCGAAGTCGAGAATGCCGACTTCAAGGGCGGCCGGTATGTCCCGGCGACAGACACCATCGAGATCGGCCAAGGGGGGATGAACAACCTGACGCTGATGCACGAGTCGGTGCACGCGTTGACGCACAAGATGCTGACCGAAGCGATGGCGAACGTCAGCAAGCCGTTCGAATCGCTCAGCAAGCAGGAGAAGGCAGGCGTGTCCGCGCTGCGCACCGTGCGCGGGCTGATGGATTCGTTCGGCAAGGTAGCCGACTTCGACGACCCGGCGCATCGGCTTGCGATGGAAAGCGAGCACGAGTTCTTGGCGGAAGCGATCAACAACCCGCACGTACAGGAAGCGCTCGACAACCGGGGGTGGCTCAGCAAACTCTACAGCAAGATCACAGCGTGGTTCGGCTTCGAGCCCACGCATGCGCCGGATGTGGAGAAGCTGATGAAGGCGGCGTCCACGCTCTTCGGCGACCCCGACCACGCCTCGAAGGAAGTCTACAACCGTGGCCCGGCCGGGCACATGAGCGAGTGGTTCAATTCGCTGGCCAGCATCTCTCCCAAGCTCGCGTTCAAGGACAAGATGTACGAGGGCGACTGGCCGCACAAGATACTCGCGACTGCGCTCACGTGGGCGACGAACAACCATGTCACGCATATGCTGGATCGCCGGGCGCAGCAGGCCATGCGGGCGATGCCCGGCGCGGCTGCGGCGAAGATTCAGTCGCTCGTGGACAACTACCGCAAGATCCGCGAGATCATCGGCGGCAAGACGGCGTGGGGTGGCTATCTGACGCAAGAGGGCAACCGTCTTACGACACGTATGGCGCGCTTCGCGAAGCTCGCCCCTAACACTGCCGACAAGCTCTTCCGCATGGGCAGCGAGGCGACGCGTCTCGGCTTCGACCCGGCGATGAAGACGTTCGAGGATGCGAAGAAGCGTGACCCGAACTTCACGCGCGAGCAGTGGGATTCGGCGGACGGGCAGAAGCTACGGGCGATGTACTCCGATCTGGAGCGCGAGTCGCGGGCGATGCTGGCGAGAGATCGCACGGCGGACACGCCGGTCAAGCTGTACCGCGACATGCTCGATAAGCACTCGCTCGATTACACCCGCGATCTGGCAGCAGGTGTGAAGCACTTGCTGGATGAATACAAGCTGGCGGATCATCCGGCGCTCGCGCAGGTGCGCAAAGGCACGCTGCCTAACGGTCTACCGTACGACCGACTGGATGCTCGTTCGGAAGTCTATCGCAACAAGCCGTTCAACGAAGCGCAGTTGTTGCTGGACAAAGCCATCTACGAAGTGATGGATGCGCACGATGCATTCTTGGCGCAGTCGCTCGGTACTACCAAGGGCAACATCACGAAGGCGTGGGATGCAGCGGCCAGAAAGGCGGCGCCGCATCTCATCGACCATATGGAAGTGAAAGATGCGTTGAATAGCCTGTGGGGCACGTACAAGTACCACATGTCAGTGCCTTACTTCCACCTTGGTCGTTCCGGCGAATATGTGGTCAAGTTCACTGTCGGCGGCGGGCAGGCCGAGTGGGACCAGATCGGGCGTATCGTTGACCAGCAGTTGAACCGGGGCTGGGGGTCGCCGTATCGTGACAACCGTAAAGTGTACATGCGGTTCGACGATCCGATGAAGTTCAAGCAGGCTGTGGATGCGCTGCTGCCGTTTGAGAGCACGTTGTTCCGTGAGGCAGAGACGGGCAAGCCGACGTGGGCGGCCGGGAAGGCGGACGAGGCGTTCCGTAAGCTGGAGCAGACATCGCCCAAGTTCGTACGCATCATGGAAAACAAGATCAACAATAACGATGCCTACGATGCGGAAACAAAGCGCAACATGGTGCGCGAGTTGCAGGATGCCTACCTGTTGTCGTTGCCTGAGACATCGCCACTAAAGGCGAAGATGTTCCGTGACGGCGACGTTGGTTACAGCAAGGACTTCATCAACACCTACGCGGATCGACTGACTTCGGCAAAGGGCGGGCTGGTGAACTCGTATGCCGGGCCGGAACTCACGCAGGCGATGCTCGATCTGATGAAGGCGAAGCAGGGGTTGGATCGCGACCCGACGCCGGGCATGGCGAAGTTCGCGGCCGACGTGGCTGTCTACACCAACGAGTTGCGCGGGCGTGTGAACGACTCCATGACTCCGGTGCACACCCCGGTGCTCGACCGCATTCGCGTGATTCCGGCAGCGTGGCGGCTGATGCTCTCGCCTGCGTACATGATGATGATCGGCTACCAAGCGACGCAGATTACGCTGCCCATGGTGGGCAAGCGTTACGGCTACGCCGATTCGTTCCGCTCGATGATCAGCAACTACTCGAAGGCGGCGGGTGTCCTGAACCAGTTGTTGAAGATGGGATGGGCCGACCCCGGCGTGCGCGGACTTTCGACGTTCGACAAGCTCGCCAGCTTGGCGTCGCTGCAATTCGAGTTTTCGAAGCTGCAAGACGGGCGGGGGCAACCGCTGCTCAACCGCAACGATCTCAACGCGCTGGAAGGGGTAAATTGGGCCGGGCTCTTCAACTTCGGACAGACTAACCAGTTCGCCCGTTTCGCGCCAGAAGATCAGGCAATGGGGCGCAAGCTCGTCAATCTCTCCACCATTGCGCCGCACTACATCGAGATCATCAACCGAATGGTGGCGGCGCTGACGGCGCACGAGATGCACATGAAGAAGACTACGGGGGCGACGCTGGATTCGGCGCGGCAGTACGCGCTGCAAATCGTGCGCGACACCGATGGCGATCACTCGCAAGCGAACATCGCGCGCAAGCTGGGGCGGCGCGGGGTTCTCGGCGGATTCACACCGCTGGTGGTGGGCTTCGGCCAGTTCGACATCCAGCAGAGCGAACTCACGATTCGCGAAGCGATGAAAATAATTTCGAAGCACAGCACGCCTGCCGAACGCAAGGAAGCGATAGCGGGGCTCGTGGGCATGGGTGCGACGACGGCAGCCATCGCGGGTACGTTGGGGCTGCCCTTCGTGTCGCTGGCGACGGCGATTGCGAATCAGGTGTTGTCGTGGACGCAGGACGATAACGAAACGCCGCCCGATGTGCAGCACGCGTTCCGGCAAACCATGGCCGACATCTTCGGTGCGAAGGGTGGAGAGATCGCGTCGCGGGGGTTGCCGCGCGCCATCGACATCGACATGTCGTCCCGGTCGGGCTTCCAAGATCTGTTGCCGTTCAGCGAGTTCATCGCGAGTCGGCGCCGGATCGACGACAAGATCAAGGACGGCTCGCTGGCACTGATGGGTCCGGCCGTGGGTGTGGGCGCCGGGCTGTGGACAGGGCTCCGCGCGCTCTACGATCACAACTACCCCAAGTTCATCAACGACGCGCTGCCTGCGGAAGTGCGCAATCTGGCGAAGGCGTACCGGCTCAACAAGTACGGCTACGAGAGCACGTCGCCCGGCAACAATCAGATTCCCCTGCCGGAAGGACCGGCGACGGCGTGGAACGTGTTCACGCAAGCGCTGGGGTTGGAGAGCGGGGCACGCGCCGAGCAGCAGGAGCGCACGTTCCAGTACAAGACCAACGTGGAGTTGATGCAGACACAGCAGGGGCGAATTCGCAACCAGATTTATCTCGCGCACGATCACCAGCAGTATGCGGATCTGGACGAGCTAATGCAGCAGTCGGCTGATTTCTCGATGCGGCATCCGCAATTGGCCATCAATCCGGCAGGTGGTATGCGTGAGCGGGCAGCGCAACGGGCCACAGCGCAAGTGAGTGGAACAGGCGTGCTAACATCGCCTCGCATGTACCCCATACTTCAGAACTACAACTTCGGACAATGACATGGCGGAAAGAACGGATGGGACGGAAGAAGAAATCCTTGCTCTTGCCAAGCAGGCGGACGATGCCAAGGACAGGGCTTATTTGCTTCTTCTGCTGCGTATCAACGCGAGCTTGGAAGCAAACACGGCAGCGACACAGGACATCAGTACGGACATTCAGACGCATCGGGACGATTTCGAGCAGCACCGTGTGGAGTTTCGACAGCACGTCATAGACGAGGCGGCGCTTATGAACCAAGGGAAAGGTGCGTGGAAGGTCACAGCGGTTGTTCTAAGCATCGCCCAAGTTGCGGGGTTCGCGCTGGCTACGTGGTACGTTCGACAGCAGGGCGAAACGACTATGGAATTGAAGAATCTCAACACAGCGATCATTCAGGCTCAGGCCAAAGAGCGAGAAATGGACGTTACGGATCACGCGCTCGCCACCCGCATAGAACGTATCGAACGCAAGCTGTTCGGGCAGTGAAATCGTGAGCACCTTCGCCCTCGACCGTGTAACCGCATGCTACGCGAATCCGAACTGGAAAGCGTTCATCGAGTGCGTCAAGGAAGCGGAGCCCGGCCGCCACGACGACGCGGCGTACACGCTGTACAACAGCGAACTGTGGGCGCGCTTCGGGCACAACTTCACCCCGCCCCCGTGGCGTCATCCGTTCCACGGTATCTCGACGACCAAGATCGGACACGCAACCGCGTGCGGCGCCGGGCAGTTCTTAGGAACTACGTGGGCGGGAATCGCGGAGCAGCTAGGTTTCGGAGATGGCGACAATTCATTCACGCCATTGAATCAGGATTTGGGCATCATCCAACTGGCTATCGAAGATCATGCTGCTGGGGATATTGAGAACGGCGATATATGGAGCGCAGTCCAGAAGTGTAGCAACACATGGATCGCGTTCCGCAGTTGGTCGGTCGCGAAGGCCCGCGAAGTATTCGCGCGTTTCGGAGGGGCAGCTACGGACGCTCCTGCACCCGATCAGCCACCAGCACCCGTCCCCGCCCCGGCCGATCCGCTTCCCCCGCCAGTTGGGCCGGTAGACATAACGACATCAGGAGACGCATCCATGGGATTTCTCGCCGCACTTCTACCCACCATCCTCTCCATGTTCGAGCCGCTGGCGGCCGAGAAGTTGGGGCGGGTGCTCAAGCAGCCCCCTGCGGTGTCGGATGCGTTCACCAAGGATCTGTTCACCAAGCTGGGGCAACTGACCGGTGTTGATGCGAGCCCCGATCCGAACAAGAACGCAGCCGCCAACGAACCGGCCGCTGCGGCGCAGGCGTACGCGGCGCTGGCGAAAGCCAAGGCAGACAACACGGCACTCGTGGCCCAATTGCAGCAACACGCGCTCGACTATCTGGACAAGATTGCTCCCATCATCCGCGATGTGCACACGATGGATATGGAGACATCGAAGCAGCAACAAGTGAACATGGACGCAGCCGTGGGGCGGATCAACTCGCTGGCCAACGGGGGCAAGCTGCTGCGGGCTTACTTCCGCAACGTGCAGTCGCTCACACTGAACATCGGGATCATTCTCGGGGTAGCGATGCTGCTGTCGATGATCGCAAAGCCGGTGGGCGCGTACTTCAAAGTTGACATGCCCGATTGGGTGCCTATGATACTGCCTGTGCTGGCAGGGTTCATTGGGCAACTGCTCGGCGAGCGTAAGGCGATTAGCGCGTTCCTCACTGACGGTACCCCACAGACCAACGCGCAGGCTATGGCGGGGGCGGTGGTACAGCAGGCGTTGAAGGACACCGATAAGAGGGCATGATGCAACGACAGAACATGAGCGTACGGCAGGGCGATACCTTCCGCCGAGTAGTGCGGTGGGAGCAGGCGCCGTACATCTACAAGCCCATCACGGCCATCGCACGCTCGGCCCCGGCGCGGGTGACATCTCCGTCGCACGGTCTTGTTTCCGGCTGGCGCGCGGCGGTGGTGAGCGTGGTGGGCATGGACGAGATCAACGCGCAGCACTCGCCACCGTACGACTCCGAGATGGTGCAGGTGACGAAGGTCGATCCCGATAACGTCGATCTCAACGTCATCAACGCTGCGGGGTTCTCCGCGTACAAGAGCGGGGGGTATCTCCAGTTCTACACACCGGTCGATCTTACCGGCTACACAGCGCGGATGCAGATTCGCGATCCGGCGACCGACGAACTGCTGTTCGAAATGACGACGGAAGATGGTGGCATCGACATCGACGCCGTGGAGAACACCATCACGCTACTGATCGCGGCAGCGGATGTGCAGGCGTTCAGTTGGCTGAGAGGGGTGTACGATCTGGAAATGATCAGCCCTCTCGGGATTCATGAGACAATCTACACCGGCAGTTTCCTCGTGACAACGGACATCGAACGTCCAGTCTAGGAGCACTCGCGATGGGCCTCATCACAAGCACAAAGACTTCTCCCGATAACCCCACGGGGTTGCTGGACGAAACGACACCGGGGCTGGTATTCGATTGGCAGGTTATCGACAACGACGTGGAAAAGACGTTGGTGCTCGAATACCGGCTGCATGGAGAACTGGTTCACCGTTCGGTGCACATCAAGCTGAAGAAACCTTTCGTGGAAGCGAAGGGTGTCGCAGCCGACGTGCGCTAATCTTTCTACCACTTCTTCCCTCGGGAGATACTCATGAAAATGAAACTGCTTGCTGCCTATCTGCTGACGCCGGTCCACGTGTGGGCTCAACGCAATCTGGTGGCGTGGGCCAATTCGCAGGCGATGTGCTCGTCGTTCAAGAGCGAAGTCATGAAGGGCATTCACGCGTTGGGCACCACGGTCACGCGCGGCGGCACCGGGGCGGACACGATCAAGGCGGCGCTGTTTCTGGCGTCGGCATCCATCGGCGCAGCTACCGCGACGTACAGTGCGACGGGCGAAGTCACAGGCACCAACTACTCTGCGGGCGGCGTGACCGTCACCAATGCCAACGCGCCCACGACATCGGGCACCACCGGCATCTGGACACCCAGCGCGAACATCGTGTACACCAACGTGACGCTCTCTACGGCGTTCGACGCGGTGCTGCTGTACAACAGTTCGCAGGGGGATAAGGCGATCTCGTCCCACACCTTCGGTTCGCAAACCGTGACGGCGGGCAACTTCACGCTCACGATGCCGACCAACGACGCATCCAACGCGCTCGTCCGTATCGCGTAAGGGGTTCCCCATGCTGCTGCTTACCAGCACGAGCGACAAGCTACAGGTCATCACCAGCGCGTCCGGTACCGTCAAGGTACATGCGTCGTGGGTGGATAACCTGAGTGGCACGATCACGCCGGGGCGGACCAACACAGCCACGATCAGCGGTGCTGCCACGACCGATGTGGTGGCCGCCCCGGCAGCTTCGACGCAGCGCAACGTGAAGTTCCTCGTGGTGCGTAACGACCACGCCACCACGTCCAACGGCATCGTTCTCCAGCACACGGACGGAACGAACATCGAGTCGATTTGGGAAGGCACGCTGGCCGCGCAAGAACAGATCATCTTGGATGATCGCGGCATCGTCACGGTCTTCGACGCGCTCGGCATCCCCAAACAGACGCAGGTGTTGTACGTCACCACGCCGGGCGATCTGATGACGGAGATCAGCAACGCGCCCGCGCGCTTCCCTGCGGGTTCGGACTGGTCCCTGCTGTATCCGGTCGCCGCCGATGCGGCGGGGCTGCGCTGGGTGGCGCCGCTGAAGAATGCGTCGGTGTCGGCGGTGTCTGCGGGTTTCGCGACGGACACGTATCTCGCCGGTTCGAACATCACGATTCCTTCCGGTCTGCCGCTGGTCAAAACCAAGTACCGGCTGAAGTTCGATGTGACCAAGACGGCGGCGGGCGTTGCGGCCCCGGTTACGATCATTCGCATCGGTACCACCGGGTCCACGGCCGACGCGGCGATCCTGACGTTCACCGGCAACATTCAGACGGCGGCGGCCGACAGTGGCGTGATCGAAGTGCTCGCGTCCTTCCGTACGGTCGGCACTGGCACCAACGCGGTGTTGCAGGGCTTGTACCAGTTGCGGCACAACTTGGCTGTCACCGGCTTGGGCACCGTGAACCCTGCGGGGTGGCAGACCATCAACGTGACGAGCGCGGGCTTCGACTCCACGACGGCGAACCTGATTATCGGCGCGAGCTTCAACGGCGGCGCGAGCTTCAGCGGCACAGTCAACCTTGTTGAAGCTGAACTGATCCCGTAACCGGGGGGTCCATGGCCGCTCCCCTCGGCTTCTACGATCCTGAGTTCGAACCCCTCGGCTGGTACGACAGCCGAGCGGGGGAGAACATTCTCTCGTGGTTCGATGATGCACTCGTCACCGGTACGGTGGCCAGTGAACTCGTCACCATCGACGGGCAGCCGCTAACCCTTGTCGATTCGTGGCGCGGCACCGTCTTCTCGACGTACAGCGACATACGGCGCGGCGCGTCCGGCCAATCGTTCACAGGCAACGGCGGGTACCTACGTCGGGCCTCGTTCTACTGCTCCATCAACGCTGCGTCCACTCTGCGGGGCTTCTGCTACGCCGAACTGTGGTCGCACACCGGCACGTTCGGCAGTACGGGCACGCCGTCAACGCTGCTCGCAGTATCGGAAGTTGTTGAACAGACCACGGCCTCGACCGGGCAGGCGTGGCGTTCGTTCGAGTTCAAGGGGGTAAATCAGGTACAACTGGTCAACGCCACGAAGTATTTTATCGTGCTGCGCGCGGCGAACTCAACGACCAGCGTATCTCACTCATTCAGCGGATCGCACGCCGGTAACGCCGCTACGCAAAGCGGTTCCAGCGGCTCGGCTTGGGCAGCCGATTCGTCGCGGGATGTGCTGTTCGAAGTCTACACGTGCCCGGTCGAAGCAACCTTCACCGAGAAGTCGCATTCGGTTGTAGACACGTACTTCACCAACCAGAGTTGGGCAGACTTCACCGTCGATAGCTCGAACTGGGTAGGACAGTCGTTCACCGGCAACGGTACCTACCTGCGACACATCGCGGTGTTCATGAAGGGGGTGGGGGCCAACTACCCGCTCGTCTGCTACCTGTATTCACACACCGGGACGTACGGCAGTACCGGTGTGCCGGATCAACTGCTGGCCACTTCGCAGGAAGTGGACCCCGCAGCTATTGGCACCACCGCCCACTTCTTCCCCTTCTCGTTCAGATCCGACCAGCAGGTGTTGCTGGAGAACGGCACGAAATACTTCCTCGTAGTCGCAAGTCTGTCGTCGGGGAGCGCAGTAGTCCATCTTCCGCTTAGTCAACCGAACAGTCATAGCGGCAATCGCGCAACGTGGAATGGCGCGACGTGGACGGCTGCTGCCGATGACATCGCTGGCTTCGAAGTGTACGGCGTTGATCAGCTTACCGACACAGCAACGCCGGGGGCGCCGCAGGCGTTTACCAACGCCACCTTCGATTTCATCGGCACAGACACGGTAGCGAACGATCTTGAGTATGAGATCCAGATTCGCCCCGACAAGTATTTCGATCAGCCGTTCCTGATCGACTCGTACACCTACGAGTCGGCGGGCTCCAATCAGAGCTACGCGGCTACCGACGCCTTCGCGCAGGTCTTCACGTGGTCGATGGATGCGGCGTATCTCGCATCTGCGGTGTTCAAGCTGGCCAAGGTGGGCAGTCCGACTACCAATGTGACCGCCGTGCTGTACGAAATAACTGGCACGTACGGCGTAGCCAGCGATCCACTAGGGGCTAAACCTACCGGCACGGCGCTGGTCACGAGCGACCCACTCGATCCGTCCACGTTCTCTACGGTGGCGCGAAAAGAGACGTTCACTTTCCCCACCAAGTTTTACCCCACGCCGGGTAAGTATTACGCGCTGTCCGTCGAGTTCGCGCACAACGCCACCAATCGCATCGTCATCAATCTCGGTAGCGATGTGGCGACCGGCAGCGTCGCCAAGCTCGCGAGTGGCGCATGGGCACCGTACACCAAGAGCGATCTGTATTACGAGATTTATGGACGCACCTTTGACAACGATGTAGACAGGCTAAGTGTCAGCGATGCGGGCTTCGTCGATACCACGTCCGGCGACACACACCCGTTCATCAGCGGCGAGAACATCCGTTTCACCGTTCAGCCAGCAGACTATCTAGGCAGAAGCCTCACCCCGTACTACTGGAGAGCGCGGGCGTACACACCATCGGTCACGTCGGAGTGGGGGCCAACCCGCACGATGCAAGTGACCCTTGCGGTCAACGCGATACGCGGGTGGTTTGATCGTCTGCTGTACCCGGCCGAATGGCTGGATCGGCACAACCGGATCACGGCGTGGTTCGAAGATGAACTGCTGGATTCGACTTTCGTAGCACTGACCGGGGTAACAGGGACCGGTGCGGTAGGCGACGTAACGGCTGTCATTTCTGGCGGACCCACCCCGATCACGGGCAGTGGGGCAACGGGTGCAGCGGGCAACGTCGGTGTCGATCACGAACAGGGACTCACGACGGTTCTGGCGACCGGCGCGGCGGGCAACGTCGGCGTCGATCATACGCAGGCGCTCACGAACGTCGTCGGGACCGGCGCAGCAGGCACCACAGGTGTCGATCATGCGCAGGCGCTCACGAATACCGTGGGCACAGGTGCGGCGGGCAACGTCGGCGTCGATCACGAACAGGCACTCACGAACGTCGTAGGAACTGGCGCCGCAGGCAACGTCGGCGTCAGTATCGAAGTTCCCATCACCGGAGTAGCGGGGGCTGGCGCCGCAGGCTACGTGGGGACGGCGGGCGATCAGTCGGCTGCGGGCACTGGCGTCTCGGCAACAGGCGCGGCGGGTAACGTCGGTGTCGAGCACGCGCAGGATCTCACAAACGTCGCAGGGACAGGCGCGGCGGGCAACGTCGGCGTCGATCACGAGCAAGCGATCACGGGAGTAGTTGGGACCAGCACGGCGGGCAACGTCGGCGTCGATCTGGTCATCCCCATCACCGGGGTCTTCGGGATGGGCGCGGTAGGCGATGTGGTCGGGGGCTCCGATGTCGTCGTCGCTATCACCGGGGCGCAGGGGACCGGCACGGTCGGCAATGTCGGCGCCCATAGCGAAATCCCTCTCACCGGGGTGCAAGGAACGGGCGAGACGGGCGTCGTGTCCCCCGGCGCCGATCTGACACTGGCGATCACGGGCAACGAGGCGACGGGCGTGGCAGGTACGCTCGGTGTCGATCACAGGCAGGGGCTCACTGGCGCCCCGGCAACGGGTGCGGTGGGCAGCGTCGGCAAGGACCGCGACAAAGCGATCACAGGCAACACGGCAACAGGCGCAGCGGGCTCCGTACGCGCCGTTCTCACCCTCGCGACTACCGGGGTAGCCGGAACGGCCGATGTGGGCTCTGTAGGGGTGGATCTGGTCATCCCCCTGATCGGGGTAGCCGGGCTGGGCGCCGCAGGCACCGTGCTCAGCGGGAACGATGCGTCGGAAGCGGCTACCGGCGTCGAGGCGACGGGCAGCGCAGGCACCCCCGGCGTCGATGTCACTGTCGCCCTGACCGGGGTCGGCGCGACGGGCCGGGTGGGCACCGTGGGCGCGGGCAAGGATCTCACCCTCTCCATAACGGGTGTGGGAGCGACCGGTGTCGTAGGTACTCTCGGTGTCACGCACGAGCAGGCGATCACGGGCGGCGAAGCGACCGGCGATGTGGGCGCGATGGCACACGACACGGTGGTGCGCTTGCTGAGCACGATAGCCACGGGTCTAGCAGGCAGGCTGGGTGTCGAGAGGCAGTGGGCGATTACCGGTGTACAGGCGACAGGGCATGTCCACGATCTGTACGCGTTGATCGCGCCAGAATTGAACTACACCGACGAAGAGTTGCTGTGGGCGCAGATGCAAGTCGAACAGATGTTCTTCAGTCCAACGGCCGATGCTACGGAGCTTTTTGCGCGGCGTGAGGCTGGGGAGTTTTTTGTTGCGGCTGAATCCTATACACTCTTCGCGGTGCGTGAGCTTGTGGAGCCCGTCGCTACGGGGGAATCGGATACACTTACGGTTGTGCCACAGTGAGGACACTATGGAACGAATGAGTACGGGGTTGTGCAACAAGCTGCTCGACACTGATTCACTGGCGGCGATCTTCAATCTTTGCCGCTTGCGCATCTTCGATGCCGTGGCCGCGCACGCAGATGACGCGGAGTCCGGCACCCTGCTGTGCGAACTCACCGTGGATCACGATGGGGTTACGGGACTGACGTTCGATCCTACAGCGGCAGCGGGCGTGCTTCAGAAGGCGACCGCCGAAGCGTGGCAGGGCGTCATTCTGGCCGATGGCACCGCGAGAAGCTGGCGGCTCTGTGCGGTAGGAGACACAGCCGCGTCGAGCACGACCGAAGCACGACTGCAAGGCACCATCGGTCTTGCAGGTACCGACATTCTCGTTGCCGACACGAACTTCGTGACATCCGTCGTCTTCGAACTGGTGAACTTCTACCAAGCGTTCCAGCCGAAATAATGCGCCGCCCACAGCCGCTTCCTGACCCAGCCCCTTCGCTGGCCGATTTCGAGGGGATCATCAACGCCCGTCGTCGGAAGGACTTTGGCTACGGGGCGCTATCGGTCGGACGGAATGTCGAAGTGACCGACACCAAGAAGCTCGTGCGCCGCAACGGGTACGCGCTGGAAGAAGAGGGCGGGTACGTCGGCCTCTACGGGTCGCAGACGCAGCGCCAGTTGATCGGGGTAAAAGAAGGACAGCTTTTGGCTCGACAGCCTGATGGTACCAACGCGTTGCTCCAGACAGGGATGCTAGGCGACGCGTTCTCGTGGGACGAAGATCCTGCCAACAACATCTATTACACGAGCAACGCAGGTGACAACGGCATCGTGCTGGCTACATCCGAATGGCTGCCGCTGTCCCTCATGTCGCCCGAGATTCTGGAAGTGGCGGTGGTCGATACCGCGCCGTGGGCAGTGACGCCGTTCAATCTCGGAAAGACGTACGACGCGAACGTGGTGCAGTTGTTTGCGACATACCTGTACTCTGACGGCCGCGAGAGCGCGCCCAGCGATTGCGTGACGGTGCAGGTGGCCCCCGAAGTGAAGCTGCTACGCATGCAAGTGCCGTTGCAGGCTGGGTGCTTCACGCAAGTCTACGCAACGACGCCGGGCGGCTCGACGTACTTTCTGGTCGCTGCTGCCAGCACGCCCGTGTTCACGTTTCCGGTGTACTTCCTCACGCAGAGTTACACCGGACCCGATTACCCTTTTACCCCGTACCTGTCCAGCTTCCCGACATCGGCTTCGCTGCTCGCCTTCTACGCGGGCCGCCTCTTCGCTGCAACTACCGACGACACGTCGAAGCTGGGGGCGGTGTACAGCAGCCTGCCGCTTCAGTATCACCTGTTCGATTTCGTGAAGAACATGTTTCAGGTGTCGGGGTCGCCGTTACTTCTTCTACCCCATAAGAACGGCCTCATCATCGGCACCGACAGCAACATCTACAACTACCGCGAACCGGATGAAGAGAACCAGAAGGACATCGGGCTCACCCAGCTTGCCGAGTACGGGGTGCCGCCCGGCGTGTGTGGCGATGTGGCAATGGATGGAACGGCGTACTTCTGGACGCTGCGCGGCGTGGCCAAAGCCATGCCGTACGAGTTGGTGACAGAGCATAGGTTTTACGGCGATCCCGGCGTGTTCAACCACGCTCGGATTTTTTACGAACGGGGCTACGCGAAGCTCGTCGCTTCGACGGTCGCGGGTGCACCCACCTTTAACAAATGGACGGAACGGACATGACGATTCGACTGAGCACGGGGATGCGCGATGCGATCAACACCGGGGGCGCGAGCGGCGGCGTGAAGGGCGCGCTGGCGGCGGGCTTCATCTACATCTACAGCGGCTCGCAGCCGACCAGCGCGGATTCAGCAGCCACCGGCACGCTGCTGGGCAAGGTCACGAAGGACGGCGACGGTGCCACCGGGCTCACGCTCGGCACGTCGGCGGCGGGGGTGATCCCGAAGAATCCGGCCGAGACGTGGAAGTTCACGGGCCTCGCGGATGGTTCGGCGGGCTGGTTCCGGCACTGCGAGGCGGGTGACACGCCGGGCAATTCGTCGAGCACGGCCAAGCGCATCGACGGGTCCATCGGCACGGCGGGCGCGGATGCCAACATCGCGAACACCAACGTCGTTACCGGCGCCGTGAGCACGGTCGATGCCTACACCGTGACGATGCCGGGCGCATGACGATTCGATGCAGCATGTGCATCGGGAGTACCTTGATCCCAGCCTAGCACCGTACGGGGCGCGGTACGTCTCGTACCTGCGCGCTCTGCACCGGTCGGGAGTGCGCTGGTACAACACCACGCGCACGACCGGGTATTGCACGGCCCTGTTGCGGATCGACGGCGATCATCTGCATGTGAAGTTGTTGCCGACCGGGGAAGGATTCTTCGAGTTCGCCACGTCGGGCTGGCCGCTGGCCACGCACGACAACACGCAAGAAGGATTCACGCACACCGGGTACTTCGGGATGATCGTCGGGGTCAGGGCGAAGATCATCGGCGGCTCTCTCAACTTCGCGGCGACGGTCCGTGGACAGGCTCGCTCTGCGAACGACGGCGCCACGGAGTCGATGATCGGGCGGCAGTTTCAAGTCGATCTGCTGAACGAGCCGGTGGCGTATCCGCAGGCAGTCAACGTCGGCACCGAGCTTGCGCCGCGCTGGACGTACCCGAACGCGTTGTTCGAATCGTGGGCGCCGCAACACCCGCACACCGGGGTGCTGTTGCGCAGCACCGAACTGGCGGCCGGGATTCCCGAGCGGTACTACAGCGGGCCGTCTGCGCAGTGGGCGCAGCGCGACGTGATGTTCGACGTGCCGTTCGAGTTGTCGAAGAATCGGGCGGCCACCAAGCGGGCGTACATCAGGGACGGCGGGGATGCCGATTGGCCGCGCGCCTGCGGGGTGCAGGTGGTGACGCACAACACGTACGGCACGCGCGAGTTCGCGATCTACGTCGATGCCTACAGCCAGTTCTACATCTTCCCCACCGGGTCCATCGCGGCGCAAAGCGGCATCAACCAGAACGTCCCCGGCACCGATGTGCAGGTGGCGTCTCCCACGTTCCCCGGCTGGGCTTATACCCCTTCCAGCAAGTTCAAGGATTACTTCGGCGGGGGTATCGACGCACCGACAGCGGCGCACGCCACGGTCGATCTGCCCGAGATCGACTGGAAGTGCAATCACGACGGCACTAAGGCGGTCGCCATCGTGTACACCCGCAGCGCGTACACCTACGACTCTGGCTTTTGGGAAGACGCCGACGCGAACCCCAGCGAGCCGATGACCAGCACTATCTTCGACGAATTCCGCGATCACTGCGGCGTCGGCTCGCGCATGGATCTTACGTTCGATACCGGGCACAGCGACACCCGCTACATGTGCGCGCCGGGCATCCTCAAGCTGGCCATCGAGATCACGCTGACCGGGGCGGGCGCCGCCGACTTCTCGGTGAACATCACCACGACCACGGTGCGCGATCCGACATCGCACACGCGCTGCCCGATACTCGTCGGCTTCGCGTGGTACGACTGCCCCGGCGTTGCGACGAAGGGCGACATGGTGGCGCTCGACATCGAGGCGTGGTCGATCAGGAAAGGTTCGTTAAGCGCGTGGAGTGCCGGTTCGACCGGGGGCCATGGCAACAACATGCACATGACCAGCCTGCGCAATCTCGACACCGATACCGAGATCAAGACCTTCAACGGGTACTGGCCGTTGGTGGCGTTCGACATGCCCACGCTGTCCTTCGTCTTCCGCGCCTTCCCTCTGATCGACGCAGGCATCGACGGGCATCTGGCCGATATGTTCGCCATGGTGATCTACATCGGCGGCGTGTACAAGGAAGCACTGTTCCCGACCGAGATCCCGTTCACCGACGCGTCGAAGGCGGGCATCGTGGCGGACGCCACCGTGGACTACCGGGCACGAATCGACAGCTACATCGCCGCCGACGCGACGTGGGAACGGGTGCCGCTCAACATATCGCCGGACGGTTTCTCGGTCACGGACATGACGGCGTACCGTGAGCACTTCGCCCGGCGACGGAACAAGTACGGCTTCTACCAAGGGGTGTCGGGCGATGCCCGCTTCTGGCACACCGGGCTGGTCACGAACGACTGCTACAAGCTGATCACGCTTGACGGTGTTGGCGTGCCCAATTGGCCGGACGTAAACACCGACATCAATGGTGTCGAAGAAGATATGTTGGGGCGGTGGGCTACTTACCCGCAGATCGCTACCGGGGTCACGCACTTGCTGTTTTGCACTGATCCTAAGTTCACGTGGAACAAGTATCAAAGCTACATCGCGGATGTTCTCTACACCTGTGCCGGAACTACCTTCTACGTGCACCCAAACGGTAGCTACGCGTTTTGGGACAATGCTTCACTGTGGAATGGTAACGGCTTCAATCGTGATCTGGCATCCTTCGATTCCACGAAGGTGAAGCACGTCATCTTCGACCGCATCAAGATGGTGGTCCCTAGCAAGACGGGCACGCTGGTCACTGGCTACACCACTTTCTTCGCTCTGTATAATCAGGCGGTGCAGTCGGGGATTGACGCGGGCACGCTCGCCGCTGGTATCGAAGTGATGACGCCAGAGAGTCTGCGGGCGACGTTCGCTACCGGGGTGATCACGAATAGCACCGGCACTCCATCCACGGCCTTCCTGCTCGATTTGCGGGCGACGTGGGACGGCACGAACTACTACTTCCCTGAACCCGGCATCACCGACTACTATCTTCCCACCACGCCGGTTGTGCACGGTCTGCTGGGTCTTGATTTCAACTGGAGTTGGCGCGTCGATGGGTCCGGCTATTCGGACACGGTGATACCCGCTGCCAGCCAGAAGCATGTACGATTCGCTAATCCGCTGCTGATTGGGGCATAGCCATGGGCGTTTACGTCAGCGACTCCTTCCTCGTTCCTGTACCCGAAGACACCGGGATTGACTACCCGCACGTCGCGGACACGGGGTACAGCGAGTTCGAGCACAAGAACTACGACTTCGCCGACACGTGGTTGCTGTCCGGCGATCCCAGCAGTGACTCGTCCTACCGCACCGATCTCGAAGTCGGGGCACTGACCTTCGATCTGTCCGATAACGTGGGGAACATCCTCACGCAGAAGAACTACGCGATTCTCTGCAATCGGCCGATGACGGGCACGGCGTACGAAGCGGAGATGCGCATCCGCATGAACCCGCACACCATGGTCGCCGAAGGTGTGATCGCGCTGCGTGGTGAAAGGTTCACGGGCTACGACGTTGCGTTCGCCGGGGTCAAGTACACGATCACTGGCGGCTCGATCACGCTGGAGTTTCTTGAATCGGATGGCGACGGCATCTCGAACTCCGTGTTGCTCGGCACGGTTGCACTGAGCAACACCACGCAAGTGATCAAGATCGTCGCGCAGATCAGCACGTTGACTGTGAAGGGATACGTCAACGGGGTACAGGTTGGCGCCAGTCAGACAGCCAGCGGTACCAACCTCGGCACAACGGTAGCGGCGGGCGAAGTCTACTTCGTCATCCAGCCGACTAGCGACACGAAAGGCCCGCCGTACACCGGCAAAATCGGGCTTGGACCCTACAGCCAGATCAAGGTCACGTACCTAGCGGTGGGCTCGGTCGGAGCGCTAGGCAGTTCGACGACGCCGCACATGGAAGGCTTCACGCTGCCGTGGAATTACGACGACGGGTTCAGCGCGGACTCGCCGATTCCAAGACCGCTGATCGTGGGCCGCCTGTACGGCTTCGGCACCGACGCGGCGATGGCGCATGCGGGCACGATGCCGTTGGACGATCCTGACGCTCAAGACGATGAGGCGATTGGTGGACGCATGCGTCCGCTCATCGGCCACGGGTACGACAAGACCTATCAGGACGCCAACCACGGGCCGAACTTCATCACGGCCAACATCACGCTGCCGCATCCGCTGAAGGTGTCCATGCACCGCATCGGCGGACTCACGATGCAGTTCGGCGTCGTGCTGCCCAAGCCGCAGTTCAGCAAGTTCGTTGTCGGCTGGCGTGTCGATGTCGTACTGCCCAAGCCTACGCTGGCGATCACGCTGAACATCGCCAACAACATCACGTTCGACATCCAGCTACCAGCGCTGTCCGCCGAAGCCACGGGCCACATCGGCACGATGTTCCAGTTCGGGATCGTGCTGCCGCAGCTTCAGGTGGCGGGCAACAAGGGGTGGGACTTCGATCTGCGACTCCCGGCTCTCGTGGAGACGGCGGTCTTTGTCCAGAACTTGTCTTGGAGCATTGCGTACCGGCTGCCGAAGCTCAAGACCAACATCGAATTCTCGGCCCCTGTGGGGGGCTATCGGTTCGCGATCCTGCTCCCGGCACTCGCGATGGCGCGCAGCCTCACTGGCGCCCTGCGGCTGCCCGCGCTGCGCCTGTCCATGCGGCTGTCCCCTGCCCTGCTGGAAGGAAGCACCCCCGAGCGGCGGGCGTGGGTCATGAACCTTGTTACCGGCGCAGTTACGGAGTTCTCGAATTTCGAGTTCCGTGCCATGGGCCGCGCATTCAACACCTACTTCGGGATCGGGCTCGACGGCAACCTCTTCAGCTTCGGCGGCGACGATGACGACGGCAACCCGATCTCGTGGGCATGGGAGTCGGGCATCACCGACTTCGGGGTGAACGGCCAGAAGGGCTTGCTCGCGCTCTATGTCGATGGCCTGTTCGAGAACGACGCCGTGTTCACTGTCGTGGCCGACCGGACCCGGCGCACGTACGGGCACAAGGCCCGTGGCGATCCGTTCAATCACGAGCCGCACCGTGTGCCGCTGGGCAAGGGTGTGCGCACGCGCAATGTCGGCATCGGCATGGCCGACGAGTCGGGTGGGTATCTCGAACTCGACAAGATCACTCCCGAATACGTCGTCACACCACGCAACTTGTAGGAGTCGTTCATGAGCGCCGAGTCGCAACTTATCAACGCCATCTTCACCGAGCACCTTAACGCTGCCAACACGATGAAGAACGAAGCGCAGTCTGCCTTGGCGACTGCGTATGCATCGTTCGCGAACGCCTCGTCGTTCGAGTACCAGCCGTACGATTGGCAGACGCCGAGCGCGCCGATCATCGGTTTCAATCCGAGCTTCGCCACGCCGTCCAAACCGGCACTAGGCGCCGCGCCGAAAGAGCCGGTGATGGAGAAGTACCCCGCACAGTACCAGCCGAAGTTCGACGGCAAGCCGGGGAACATACCGACCGCGCCCGTGCTCACTTTCCCCGGCGCACCGGGTGGCGAGCCTTCGGACGGCACAGGCAGCATGCCACAGCGGCACACACCCAGCTTCCCCAGCCAGCCCGCGCTGCTGCCGCTGCCGAGCGCGACGCTGCCGTACCAGACGATCTCGATCCCGAACGCCCCGGTGCTCACCAACCCGGTGTTCGATGGCGTGGTGCCGCAGGAGTTGCAGTGGTTGTCGCTGGAGGAATATCTGGCCGCGCTCAGCGACTCGTACGCGAACTACGCCGATGAGATCCCTCGACTGGTGAAGAGCCACTGGTTCGACTGGTACCGTGCGATGCTTGGGGAGAACCCGCTGATCGCGAAGATCCAGTCGGTGCTCTCGTCGTACTTCGACACGGGCGGCGCAGGTATCCCGGTGCCCATCGAGGAAGCCATCGTCACGCGCGCCACGGATCGCGTGGCAGCGGAACAACGCCGCGCAGGTGCGCAAGTGTTCGAAGGCGCGGCGCGGCGCGGATTGCTGCTGCCGTCCGGTTCACTGCTCGCGGGAATGAGGGAAGCCCGGCAGACGGCAGCGGAAGCCGTCAGCAAGGTGGCCACGGATACGGCGATCAAGAATCTGGAACTCGAACATGACCACATGAAGTTCATGCTCGATCTAGGCGTGAAGTTGGAATCGACGCTGCTGGTGTTCGCCGTGGACATCGCAAAGGTCGTCACCGAAGCCAACGGTCAAGCCATCGAGATGACCAAGCTCGTGCTCAACGGCATGCTGGAAATCAACAAGGCGAACATCCAGATCTATCTTGCCAAGTGGGAGGGGTATAAGGCCGCAGTGGAAATCTACAAGGCCCGGTGGCAAGCGCTGGAGATGCAGGTGCGCGTGTACGAAGCCGAGATCCGCGCGGAGATGGCGAAGACTGAAGTCGATAAGGCGTACGTGGAAATGCTGGCGACGATGGTCAACGCCAACAAGGCACTGGTGGAGATGTACAAGGTTGGTGTGGATGCCGAGACGGCCAAGCTCGAAGCGGATCGCATCGCGATCATGGGCTACGAGGCGGCGGTGCGTGCCTACGCTGCGAAGATCGAGGCGTACAAGGCGCGGTGGCAGGGGTACGCTGCGGCGAACGAAGGCCAGATGGCGCGGGCCAAGGCGTACGAAGCGCAGGTGTCGGGGTACACGGCCTCGGTGAATGCCTATCGCGCCAGCATCGAAGCCGAGAGCGAGAAGGTGAAGGCCATCGCGGTGAACATCGACGCCGTGGGCCGACAGAACGAGCAGTCGTTGAAGGCGTGGCAGGTTCAACTCGATGGGCAGTTGCGCGCGTACTCGACCGGCATCGAAGCCTTCGGCAAGGAATGGTCTGCGGTCGCCGAGCAGCTTCGCGGCTACGCCAGCGCCACGCAGATCATGGGCGACTTCATGGCGCGCATGTACTCCGTGGAAACGCAGATCGACATCGAGAAGGCGCACCAGCATCTTGCCGAGTGGAAGGCGCAGGTGGAGTCCACGCTGGCCGCCGCCAAGGGTGTGACCGATGTCGCCAATGTGGCCAACAGCGTAGCGTCGTCAGCGCTCAACGGATTGACGGCATTTGCCGGGGAGCTTGCAACCGCCACCGCCTGATGCTAGGATGGGTTTGCGTGCGTCTCCATGCATGCTTCTTCCTACCACCCCCGCAGCGGCCCCCCGCTGTCGGGGGCTTTTTTTATGGCTTGCCCGCTGCCGCCCACGCTGCCGCAGCTTTGCTCAGTGCCGTGGGCTGCGCGGCCGGTGCCGGGTTGTTGACGACCAGTTGGGGCTTGCTCTCCAGCTTGTCGAGATCCACGACGATGCAGCGTACCTGCGCGCTGCTGAAGGTCGTGTCCGCGCCGAGCGTGCGCTTGGTGTTCCGTTGCAGCAGCGCCCCGCTCTGCAACAGCGCCACCAGCACAGCGTCCATGTTGATGTGCTGTTCGAGGCAATACTTCTGGAACGCGTGTCGAGCGATGATCGTCTGATGCGTGTCCACTTCGTGCCGCACTAACAGTTCGCCGCGCGGCTCGCGCGCCACGTTGTCGATGTTCGATGCGCTTGTGCTGATGGTCAGCGTGTTCGGGATCGACGCGTCGAGGAACGTGGCCATCGCTTCGCTGGGCGTGAGCGCGTGGTCCGACACTGCGCTGCGCATGTGCACGATCTGCCGTTCCATCCATTCGACATCGACCGACACCGGGTAGCCCGGCAGGATGTCGAGCCGCACGCAGATCTCCGCAGCTACTTCACAGCACACCTTCCACGCAGTCCAGTAACGCTCTTCGGATTTCGCACGCAGGCGGATGTCGGTGTCTTTGATGCCCTGCTGAATGAGCCGCTTCACTTCCGCGTAGTGGGTCGTCACGTACTCGATGAACGCATGCCCGGCCCATCCGAAGTTGGCACGCACGTCTGCGCGCAGCGCGTCCCCTTCCGCCTTATCCAGCGTGCCTTCCTCGAACTCGATCTGGATCAGCCGCATGGTGTGCTGCCGACTGTCGAAGCGAGTGCCCGCCATGCGTTCGTATTCGTTCTCGTTGCCGGTGAGCAGCAGTATGTTCTCCCACCGTGGCGTATCGGCCCGCACGCCACCGGACGACTGCGACCGGATCTTCCCCCGCCCGCTGGAGTAGGCGAAGATGAACGACGCCACTTCCTTCGCTTCCTGTTCGGTGATGTCATCGAGGAACATCGGCAAGTGGTACAGCGCGTGCGACTTCGCTTCTGCCCCGGCGCGAGTGAACCCCTTCGGTCCGCCCGATCCACACAGCGCAGCAGGGTCGCCCCACACGGATGCGCACACGTCGAGCAGCGTGCTTTTACCCCGGCCCGTGACACCGACTGCGCACACGGCCGTGGCGATGAACGAAGTCATGTGGTACAGCACGGACGCGAAGCTGGTGTAGAGATACACCCGGTACGGCTGCATCGCGGTGCCGCGCCGGTATGTGCCCACAGCGCGCTTCCATGCGTCGTAGTCGCCTGCGTAGTGGATGCCCTCGTCCGTGGCGTTGACCAATGACTGTGGCATCGTGTGCGGCAGCCACGTGCCGTCCGGCATGTAGTTCCGGTCGCCCAGCACAAAGTTGTTCTTCGGTTTGAAAAAGCCAAGGCGTGCCATGGACGGTTCGCGTCCGACAGCTTGTTGCAGTTGACGTGTGTAGGCAGTCATGAAGTCCTGTACCTTCGGCAGTTCGCTGGCCTTGATGTGCAGGCCCAGCTTGTTGAGCACGAGCAGTTGTTGATTCGCTGTCACGTGCGGAATCTCGTGCTCGATCCATCCCTGCTTCGGCATCTTGATGCACCACGTGACCCCTTCGGCTAGGCGCGTCTTGTCGTTGAAGCATTCGCGCTTGGGGTACATGTCGTAGGGGCATATCACCATCTGATCCTTGGCATTCGTTTTGGGATTCAGGAATTCGTAGGCGATGCCCTTCGGTGTGCGCAGGTAGGGGTACGGCGGATCGGCAACGAAGTGCGCTTCTTCTTGTGTATCGTCTTCCGGCTCGATGATGATCGGCTCGGCCGGTGGCAGCCGATGCGCAATCACGGCGGGGCTCTTGATCAACCCCTTCGATGGGCAACCGTCGCAGCACCCGGCGTTGTAGTGCTGGTCGAATGCTTCCGGCATCTTGGCACAGGTCGTCGGACCCATGCCCTTGTCGCGATCCCGCGCGAGACGCGCATCAACTACCGCAGCGTCGTAGCGTGGATCGTGCTTCGAGATCAGGTGGCCAAACATCCGCCCGTCGTCGGGGGTCATGCTTGCGGCCAGTGTGATCACCGCGCTCCATGCGGGCTCGGGTATTGCAGTAGCACCTTGCATCTGGTTGATCGGATCTGCAACGTACCGGACTACCTGACAACCATCGCATAGCGCCTGCACATTGATCGGATCATCAGCGTGGCGATTCGTGTTGCTCGGACCGAATTGCGTCTGCTGCGCGCCGTGCAGTGTGATTGCTGTTCGTTGGGTGGGGTCGGGGTCGTGTGCGCCGAAAGATGCGTCGATGCGAGCTTGGCTACTCGCCATGGGACAGCACCTTTACTGGTCGGGGGTTGTCGGGGAACTTCCAGTTGTGCGTGCCCGCAACTCGCAGCACGCACGCCGAATTGGCGACGAGCTTGGTGTCGTTGAGCAGCTTGTAGCGGATCGTGCTGCGCTTGAGGGAACTTGCTGTGACGATCCACGTGTCGCGCGGTACATCTTCGGTCAGCGTCCAGTAGACATGAATGCCGCCGCCACTGGACACGATGGTGGGCCGGGGGGCTGCCATCACCGTGCAGAATTCGCGCAGCGCGACGAGCGCATCCTTCTGCGATTCGTAGGCGCCGGGCTTTACGTCGAGATCTAGGAAGTAGGTGCGGAGTGCGCGGATGTTCTCGGCGGTGCGGTTGACGCGGCTGCGGCCTTTAGCGTCGATGAGGGGTGCGCTGCTGAGCAAGGCGCCCACCGCGAAGAACACATCATGCTTGCGCTTGTCGATGGCCAACGAGACGGACACTGCCTCGTCTTGATCTTCTACGCAGATCTGTCGCATGAAGAACTTCGGCCCTTGCCTGATCCCCTCGGCAATGCAGTATGGCCCGGCAGCAGGCCACACGTGCGCCAAAAACTCGCGTACCTCTTCCACTTGTTTTCCCCCCTTTAGCCGAACACCGCGCGTCGTCCACAATAACGAAAAGGCTATTCGAGTGCAAGGTACTCTCGCATCGCCTTTGCAAACGCGGACTTACGCTTCTTGGCCCCGCCTGTGAACGGCGCGATTTCTTCCTGCGTGAGCCACATCAGGAAGGTGATGATTGGCGCGATCTTGCGGTACGCACTGGCGCTCGGCTCGGAGTCGGCCATGTACCAGCGCAGCACGGTCTGCTCGTGGACGCCCAGCAGTTGCCCCATCATGCCTGCCGACATGTTGAAGCGCATGGCGAGCACGCCCAGCATCGGACCGATGGCGAAGGGCTTCTGCTCGTGCACCAGCCGCACGATCTCGCGGGTGTGAGTTCTGATTCCTCGTGACATGTTGTTGAGTCTCCATGAGTGCGAAGGGGCCGCACTGTGCGACCCCTCGGAAAAAGCCACGCGCCAGTGCCGTCTTTCGGCGCGTGGTACTGGTGAAGGCAATCAGACGCGACGGACGCCTTGTGTCTATTCCATCGGGGCGCGCACGCTGCACGGCGCATTAAGTCTCAGCGACACCCCTGTTCGGTTTAGCTGTTTTCCCACTCCGACAGCAGATCGCCGATGCCCTTGCCGCCGCCGTTGTCCACGGTGACAGGTTCGGGCTCCTGCTGCGCCGGGGCTGCGGCGGCCGGTGCTGTGGCCGCCTTGCGGGGTGCGGCAGGCTTCGCCGCTGCGGCCGGGGCGGGAGCCGTATGGGTGACAGCGCCCATCAGTTCCGCTTCCTCGTCCGGTGCAGCAGCCGCAGGGGCCGGTGCGGGGGCCGGGGCGGGCTTTGGAGCGGGTTTCGCCGCCGCCTTGGGTGCAGCAGGCTTCGCGGCGGCTGGCGCGGCTGGCGCGGCTGCCTTGGCCGTTGCGACTGCGGCTGCGGCTTCGGCCTTGGCTACGGCATCCGTCTCGATCCCGGCCGGGTCGGCGTTCAGGATCTTGGCGATGGTGTCCGTATCCGCCAGATGTTCCTTCACGTCGCCCACGATGTCGGCCGGGGTGAAGTCGAGCGGGCCGAACAGCAGCTTCGGGTATGCGGTGCGCGGGTCGAACCGAACCTTGGTCACGACTGCCGCAGTGTGGTTCACACCACGCCGCTTCAGCATGTCAAGGTACTGGTCGAATGCGTACCATCCCTTTTGCGCGAACTCTTCCGCATCCTTGTCCCAAATCGAAGTCTGCGGCAGACGCAGCAGCAACGACGGGTGCTTGGTGTTCTGCGCCGGAAGCACGGCCACGCGCTTGAACTGCGAGCACGCCGTCACTTCCTTACCCGCGTCGGTGATCTTCGAACCCTTCGCCGCCTGCGGGCACGCTGCGCATGTCTCGCACTGCTTTCCCGTTGCCGGTACGGACTCATGCGGAACAACACCGTCGTGCGACCAGCAGATCGGTGCCGACGACTTGCCCTCTTCGTACGCTTCGAAGTACGCGCGGCTGCGCGCCTTGTTGTAGTCCAGCAGCACGATGGCCACCATCGTCGCCGGTTCATCGGTGGGCACGTTGCCCACGGTGCGGTAGACGACTTGCTCTTCGCCGCCCATCACCACGCGGAACACCTTGCCACGGAACGACAGCATCGGGATCGTCTCGCGCGGGACGATGTTCGTCGTCTCGTTGAGATCGGTCAGGTGCGCCGGGAGTTGCCTGTTGTCGAACAGTGTGATTTCGGTTGTCATGATGCTTACGTCTCCTGAGTTGATTTCTTCGAGGCGCGAATCTCCTGCGCCTTGCTGGTGATATACCCCAACATCTTCGCGTCGTCTGACGAGTTCGCCATGATCACTGCCACGGTGAACAGCAGGGAGTTCACGTACTGCGAGAACGTACCCGTGGACACTGCGTAGTCATACAACGCTTGCTGCAACTGCATTGTTGCTCCCTGAAGCTCACGCAGCTTCAGTTGCTCCGGTGTCGGGTTCTCCGTCTCCGGTGGTGTCGCCGTCTCCTGCTCCATTCGCTGCCCCTTTCTTCGGCCTTGGCTTGCGTACATTAACGTCGAGTTCGCGGAAGATGCTGAGCCCCGGTGGCAGTTGCTCTCCGTGCGCCTTCATGTACTCACGCACGTGCTCCACCTTGGCCCGCTTCTGGTAGAACCCATAGTCCTGCTGCTCCAGCACGAAGTTGCCGTACGCGATTTCATCGGCAATGGTGATCGACACGTTCTCGACGATGAAGGCCGTGCCCACATCTGTCTTGGTCTGTGTCGCGCCCCGCTCGTGCAGCCGCTTCAGGATCTCGGCTTTCAACTGCTGTTGCTGGCTCTTCAGTACCGCCAGCCTGTCGTCGTACTCCTGCGTCACTTCTGCGATCTTCGTGCGGATCTTGAGATAGACCGCTACGATCCGGTCGTCCGTCACTTGGTTATCCATGCGCGTCTCCGATTGAGCATGTGAGATTAGTCTACTACTTCTACCCCTAAAGTCAAGGGTGCTAGACCCCCAAAACTTCGTTCTGATACAGGCTTAGAATGTTCTCTTGCGTCACCTTCCTTTCGTCGAGTACCCGATAGATTCCCCACTCCAGCGCGCCGCTGCCAAGGCGTAGGATGGTCATGTTGTGCGTCTGCCCCGGCCGCGCGATGCGGTCCTGCACCTGCTGGTTCTGGCTCGCGCTGTAGATCGGGCCGTAATAGATTAACGTGGCGGCTTCGGCCAAGTTCAGCCCGTGCGACATTACCTGCGGGTGGCACAGCAATACATGCGGGTCCACCTGCTGCTTGAACCGCCCGATGATTTCCCGTCTCTGGTTGCGAGAAACATCGCCGTTGAGAACTTCGACCGTGTGGCCTGCGCCTGCGATCTCTGCGGCTAGTGTCTTGATGATGCCCTTGAAAGGCACGATCACAATCACCTTGGTGGATGCGTGACCGATCTCTTCCAGCAGTAGCTTCAGTCGTGGCTTGTGGTCGATCTCCACGTAGTCGTTCGTAGCTGGATCTTTGATTACCCCACAACAAATCTGCCGCAGCTTGTTGATCTTGTCGGCAGCATTGACTGCGGTGATCTTGATCCGCTTCGCTTCCATCACCGCCTGCTGCTTCATGTGCATGTAGTGCGCCTTCTGTTCCGTGGACAGATCCACCTGCCGCCGCTCGATCACCATAGGTGGTAGATCCAGACAGTCTTTCTTCAGGAAGCGGACGGCAGGCTGGCACGCCTTGAACGCCATCTCGTAGCTGTCCACGCGCGGCACCCACTTGTACTGCGAGATCTGGAGCATCGTCTGCCTGCGCCACTGGCCGAAGTATTGCGGCACCCGCGTCTTGTCCACCAGCCGGGCCAGCGCCCACGCGTCGGTCGGCGCATTGGGGAAAGGCGTGCCCGACATGAGCCACAGCCGCCGCTTCATCGTCAGCGCGGCGAACCAATCGTACAAATCAGTTCCAGAGTTCCTGTAGATGTCGCACTCGTCGCCTATCACCAAGTCGATGTCCGTACGGCTGGCGAGTTCCGGCGCCAGCACACCGAGCCCGTGGTGGTTGATGATGTAGAAGTCGCTGTTGGTGGCCAGCAGCTTGCGGCGCCGGGCCGCATCCCCGTGCAGCACGCAGGCAGTGCGGTGCATCAGGCAGTTGAAGATCTCGTCCATCCACACCACGTCCAGCGTGGACAGCGGCGCCACGATCAGCACCTTGCGCACCTGCCCGATACGCATCAGGTAGTCGGCCGCCCACAGCGCGCTGGCCGTCTTCATCGTGCCCATCTCGTTGAAGCAGAAGCCGCGCGGGTACAGCGTCAGGAAGGCCGCCGTTTCCTTCTGGTGGTACAGCGGCGTGTGCTTGCCCGGCCAGTCGTAGTAGTACAGGATCGGCGGCGGGGCGTGGATGCCGAGATTGCGCAGCACCCGCACTTCGTCCATGCGGTGCGGCACTGCCAGTGTGTGCCCGTCGTAGTCTATGTCTTTGTACTGCGGAAGCAGGTTCTTGATCGCCTGCACATTTGCTGTCTTGATCAACAGCGATTTCGTAGGTGTGTGAATGATCATCGTGTAGCCAGCCAGCCATCAAGTTGTTGGTACGTCGTGGTGTTCTCAGTGCCGTCAATAATGAACACCGTGCCCCCGGCACGTTCGATCTCTTGCATGGTTATGTACTGCCGATCCGTTAGCTTTTTGCCCGGCGCTTTGGCTTCGATAGCCACGTACCAACCTCTGTGGCACATGTGGTAGTCGAGGCAGGGCTTGCCCATGCCATTCTGCACTGGCATGTGGTACCACAGATCCGGCGTGTACTTGTCGAGTACCTTGTTGATCTCTTTCTTGACTGCACCTTCAGGTGTCTTACTCACCCGTATTCCTTCCACAACCGCGCTTCTTCATTTGCTGCTTTTACCACAACCCCCAGCGCCTCAACGTCGTCTGTCTCCACGTACAGGTTCCGCGTGTCGGGCGTGAGCCCCGTGCTGGCCTCGTAGACATAGCCAGCGTCCCGCAGTCGATGTTTGAAGATGCTGAGCTTCCAGTTGTCGATGACGATGGCGATGCGCATGTCTACCCCTTGGCCGTAGCCTTCTCCCAAACTTCGTTGAGCTTGTCGATCTCGCCTTTGGTCAGCGCGCGAGTCTTGAGCCGCTGCACCAGCGACTCGACGAACTCCCGCTCCCATTCGGACAGATGATGCTCGCGGGACTGGCAGTCGTGGACGAGCAGCAGATGTTCCTCGTCCTGCTCGCTCGGAGTGCGGGCCATCTACGTGCTCCAGACGTTGTTCCCGGCCGCGCCGCAGAAGCCGTCCGTGGAGTCCAGCGCGTGCCTGCGCCAGAACATGCACTCTTCCGCGAGACACTTGCAGTCCCACGGCACACCGCCGCCGTTCCGATTGATGGCAGCGGGCAGGTTCACTGCCTGCGAACCTACCGTTAGCCCGCTGCTGAAGCTACCGATGGTGCGCGCTAGTGGGCACCACTTCTGTTTCGCATCCGATGTATTCACGTTTCGTCTCCATGACTTGTATTGTTATCAGTCCAACCCGACGGCGCCCTTCAACTTCTCCAGCAGCCCCTTGGGCTTGGGCATGCCCGCTGCGGCTGCCGCTTCCTTGGCCGCCGCCACCTTGCGCGCCGCCGACCGGGCCGCCATCTCGTCGGCGAGGCCGGGCTTGATGCTGGCCAGCTTGGGGTCGTCCGGCTCGGCCGCCGCGCGTGGCGACGGAGCGCCCACGCCCATTGAGCCTACCCCGCCCGTGCTGCTCACCCCGGTCACTGCCGCGCTCTCTGCTGCTTCGAGCTTGCTGGTGCGGCCCCTCATCGACTTGCCGTAGGTGGGGGCGATCTCGTCGGCCATGGTCATTTCCTCTTGATGGATTTCGGTTTCCAATACTCGCACGATGTCACCGGGCACCAGCCGTGGCAAAGCCCCGACTGCCGTGGCTGCCAGATGTCCTGCGCGAATGCCTGTTGGTACTGCTTGATGTCCGGCACGAAGGTGCTCCACAGCATCGGGATGTCGGCCCGTGTGAAGTTCTCCGCGTCGAACTCGTTGGTCTTCAACCACGCAAACGCCACGCGTATGCGCTGGACTTCTTTGAACAGCAGGAACACCAGCAGCGCCATCATGCGCATCTGCCCGCTGTTCGGCTTGCGCTTGCCGGTCTTGTGGTCGAGCAGGGACGCTCGGTTGCCGTGGATGTGCATCACGTCGATCTTGCCGCGCATGAAGCAGTTCTTGCGATCCCAAAAGTCGCACGCTTCGAGCTTGGTGTCCACGGCTGCCATGTGCTCGACGTACATCTGCCCCGGTACGCGCAGGATGCCATCGAGATAGCCCTGATAGCTGGCCATATTCTCTGGCAGCGGCACTGTACCGCCCGCCTTCAGATACGCTTCACACTGCTCGTGGACATAGTTGCCCCACTTGTTAGCTTCGTTGGGGGCATCCTCGAACTCGTGCGATACCTTGACATCGTGGAACTGCTTCGGGCAGTTCTTGAACCGCTCCAAGATGGAGAAGGCAATTGGGATAGGCTTCACTTCTTGTTGTGCCCCGGTGTCGTCTCTTCGTGGTTGGCCACCAGCGCCCCCGTCTTGCTGCGCGGGAAGCTCCGGTTGGCGTGCTGGCTCTCGACGCGGAAGTTCGACGGCGCGTTGGCCCCGCCCTTCGACAGCGGCGTCTTGTGATCGAGATCCTTGCCGTCGTGGGGTTTGACCAGCCCCATCTTCATCGCCAGCCGCCGCGCCCGCAGGCGCAGGGTGTGCTTCTTGCGCCCGCCACGGGCGAGTTCCGTCTTGCGTTCCTGCGTGTAGTCCCTGACGTACCCCGGTGCGCTCGGCATGGCTATTCTCCTGTGTCTTTCTTGACGATTGTCCAGTGCAGCAGCTTGAGCAAGTTGGTGTCCAGCTTGAACGAGTGCGGCAGATGGTCTTCCTTCACCGTTACCGTGTGGTTCTCTTTGTCGAACGACAGGATCTCGTAGGACCGGTCCGGTGCGTTCGGGTTTTGGAAGTATGCACGGATCGTCATTGCGACACCAGTGTGTACCCCGCCTTGGTGATGTTCGCCTTGGTGGCGTCGTGGAAATCGAACACGGTGTTGTTCGGCGCCCGCAGCTTGATCACGTTGTTGGCCTTGTCGAACGACATCACTTCGTACTTCTTCCCAGCCTTACTGACCAGAAACACTTTCTTCGGCGTCGGGGTTTGTTGTGCTGCTTGGTTCATTTCGCATCTCCTTCCATAGTAAAACGATCTAGTATCTTGGGGTCGTATTTCACTTGCCCCTTGCGTACCTTCTCCATGTACGCACCACGGCCTACCATCATCAAGTAGCGCATCTGCGTGCGCGCGGTCTTGCCTGTGGCCAATGGTGCTGGACTCTTCCTACTTCGCTTCGCCATATACCCTCGCTATTTGAACTTCTACTGCGACTGGTAACTCTGGCCACCACTTCGGCGATTCACTCATCACTTCACCGGCAATAGCAGCCACTTCGAAGGCCCGATCCTCGGGGACCAGAAACACCCCCTCGTCATGGACCGACAGCTTGCACGGCACACCAGCCTCGCGGCTGATCTTCAAAGTCTGCTCCAGCACGATGTTTCGCGCAAGAGCCTGCACGACATTCTCAACTATCTTTCCACCATATATCTTGGTGCGTTCGCCGCGCCCCGAACGGAACGTCCACTCCCGGTCGCCGCCGAAGGACAGGTCGGGGTACCGGATGCGCAGTCCGTTGGGCAGCAGGATCGCGCCCTGCTCGATTATCAGCAGCCCTTTGGGGTCAAGGTACTTGTCGCCGTCCGGCCCGCCTTTGAGCGCGGATATGGCGCTCTGGCCCCGGTTCCACAGCACCCCCACCATGGCGTGCGACTGCCGGTAGATGTTGACGGCTGTTGCACACGTTCCCATGTCGAGATCCATCCCGGCCATGATCCGCGCCGTTTCCTTGAAGCGCTCGGCGCCCATCTGGAAACCGCAGGCGAGCTTCACCACCTTGCCGAACTGGCGCTCGGGCTTGTCCTTCGGGGTGATCATGCGGCGATAGATCTTGCTGGCCATGACGCAGTAGATGTCCGGCCCGTGGCCTGCATCGAACGCCCGGTAGGCTTCGACGGCATCTTCCTGCTGCGCCAGCGTGTCCACCACGCGGCTCTCGATGTTGCGTGAGTCCGCCACCAGCAGCAGGTAGCCGTCCGGCGCGTGGATGCAGTTGCGGATCACCCCGCCGCGTGTGTTGTTCTGCCAGTTGATGCCGTCCGCGCCGGACAGCCGGTGCGTCTGCTGCGCCCCGCTGAACTTCAGGTACACCGTGGCCGGGCCGCGCTTCGCCATGTCGGCGAGCTTCAGCGCCCGTGTCTCGTTCAGTGTGGACTTGTTGCCAAGACGGGCCGACACCAACGCCTGCACCTGATCGCTCGGGTGCTCCTGCAACGCCAGCAGCCCCTTGTCGGTCTTGGCGAAGGCGTAGGTCTGCTTGCCCGTGGTCATGCTGATCTTGGTGGGGGGCGTCACCCCGGCGCGGAGCAGCGCGGCAGCGAACTTGTCGTTGCTCATCACTTCGTCGAGTTGTACCCCTGCCGCTATTAGCAGCGTGGCCTTCTCGGCGCGGATTCTCAAGTGGTAATCTTCCAACTGCTCCTGATCAAGCAGCAGTTCTGGTTCGGTGAACATGCGGATCACCATGTCGATGATCTTCATCTCGGGTACCGGGATGTGTGGCCGCATGCGCTGGAAGATGTCGTAAGTACCCTGCACGTCGTTGCAGCAGTACCCGGCATAGGCAGTCAGTTCTGCCGGTGTGAAGTTGTGTAGATGTTTGCCTAGCGCTTGGACAACTTCAGTGCCCTTCTCGCCCACCGCATAGTGGATCATCAGCTTGCCTAACGATCCGCCGACTTCGGAGCCGTGCAGCGCGCGTGCCATGGACAGGGTATCGAACCATGCCTTCGGCCGCTTGCCGAAGTGGTGGCTCAGAATGAACCCGTCGAAGTGCGCGTGGTGCGCCAGCACTGCGTTGTTCTCCAGATCCATCGAGTCGAGCACCGTCCCGATGTCGCTCTCGCCGGACACCCACTGCGGGTCGCCGTCATTGATCTTCCAGCCAAGTATCAGAGACTCGAAGCGGGGGTCGCGTATGTACTCTTCTGTGGTCAGCTTCGACAGCCCATAGTCGGCTGCGTAGTATGTTTCGAAGTCGAGGGTGATTAGATTCACTTGGCCTGTTCCTTTGTGCACGTGTCACATAGCGCTGTCTTCGGGCAGTGGCCACCTTTAACACTGTACGCCAGCCCCCAATGCTTGCAATCGAATTCGACATGCCATAGGGCATGCCAGTGCTGCTCTTTATAATGGCTGATGATTGTGCGCCGAATACCTTTACGTTTCACCAGTGACCCCCTTGTGCGCGTTGCATTGCTTCCTTTGCGGTGCCGTATAGCCTGATCCCCTCGAAGCGTATGTACTCACGCAGTTCGGGGCAGTGCGCGGGCTGTTCAATTCCGTTGATGCATTGACATTCGTAATCCACGTGGCTCACGCAGTCGTGGCATTCCCTGCGCGCCGGGTCGTAAAAGAGTTGCACCCAGCGCCGCAACGAACATCGTCCACTGAACATACGGTGGGGATGCCGATACGCGGAACACGTGCACCTACTGTCTCCCGATCCGGTACGATGGTTGCGACGCCGGTCGTTCTCGTTCCCGCCCGCGCGCCACTCACGCATCTGTTCGGCGTGGCACGAACGGCAGTACGAGTATTTGGTATCGTTGCGTCCATTACAGCGGGAGCACATGTTGCTTCGCTTCATGGGGCAGATCCATGCTGAGTTGATCTGGATGCCAACTGCCGTTCTTCGCCACGTTCACCTTGTGCGGCACCACGCGCAGATTCCACGGCACCGTCAACCCACAGACGTAGGGGTGGCGCAGCGGTATGATGTGGTCTAGGACATGCGGCACCCCGGTGCGCTCCGTCTCGCGGATTGCTTGCTCGCGCAGATGCCTGAGATCGCGGCGGCGCATCCACAGGGGCGCGGACAGGATCGCGGTGACGATGTAGAGACGACGCCGATGCTTCGCCATCCACGGCGGATAGTCGCCCACCATGACGCGCAGCTTCATCGTGCGTGACACGTACTTCTCGATCCCGCCACCGAACCGCTGGGGCATGTGGCCTCACGCCTTCGGCTCTTCCTTGGCGGGCTCGAACTTCGGCCCGTTGAGCAGTTCTTCCATCGACGTAATGGATTCCCGCACGCGCTCCAGATGATGCTGCGCCGTCATCACCCGGTTCAGCAGTTCGTTGCGCGTGATCAGCATCGGCTTGTAGTTTGGCGAAGTCTTGGGGCTGTTGTGCACCCAATGCGACTTGACGTAATCGCCCTCGCCGTTGAGGATGAGCCGGTCGTTGTGATCGACTTCCTCTTGTGCCCAGCTAACTCCCACCTTCTGTGCTGCTTGCATTTTGCGTCTCCATGAGTTGCGCTGTCTGCTCCCGTTGTATCCGGTCGATCAGCGCCATATAACCAACGGCATCCACCTGCGAATCGCGATGGTCGTCTTGGTTCATCAGCCGTGCCAGTTTCAACAACACCATCATGTAGGCAACGTCGGCGGGCATTAACGCTACCAACACATTGTGCTTCCGTTCGAGATACAGTCGCCAGAACTCGGCGATGCTAGTCAGGTTGAACTCGGGGCGACCATACGTCCGTTCCCGGTCGCCGTAGATGATCTCTTTCGCGTCGTCCAGAATGGATCGCATGATCGCCCCTTGGCCCTACGCCGCAATCGCCGCCGACGCGGCTTCCGTGGCGACCAGCGGCCCCGGCGCCTTCTTGGGGGCGGCCTTCTTCTTCGGCGCCGCCTTCTTCGGGGCGGGCTTCTTCGCCGCCTTCTTGGGGGCGGGCTTCTTCGCCGCCTTCTTGGGGGCGGCCTTCTTCTTGCTGCGCGCCGCCTTCTCGGCCGCCGCGATGGGGTCGAGCGCGGGCTTGGCATCCACGCGCCACATCCGCACACCGGCCCCGCGCGGGTCGGTCTTGTCCACCTTGCGGATCACGATGGTGATGCCCAGCTTCTTCGCCACCCGGTAGAACCGGGTCGCCCGCTTCTGTTCCTTCGGGCTGAACCACTTGCTCGTGCCCACGGGCATCGCGCGCAGCATGTCCATGTTGACACCCTGCCGCGCCGTGGTCGTCGGGATTGCGATCCCCTTGTCGAACTCGTACTGCGATTGCGTGCTCATGCTTGCTTCTCCAGTTTGTGTAGTTGTACCACTTCCACGCGCAGCACCTTCCGGTCAGCGATCCAACCGGTTCTGGTTTTGCGCACCGCTACCACGGCCGCGATCCACTGCCGCCGCAGATGCTCTCGATCAACCGCCCCCAACGGGTCGTGCTCCGCACTGTCAGGGAACAGTTGCTTCGCTCTCTTTCGTAGTGCCTTCAGGTTCACTGAGTCTCCCCGGTGCTAGATCACCTATGTGCATCTTGCGGTACCAAAGCCGTATCGGTTCCTTTATACCGCTTTTACGGCAGAAGTCAAGCAAGTCACCCAACGATACATCCAGCCCTGTGACGTTGAGCCCGGTGGACGAAAGCGTAACACGCACTGTTCCTTTGGGGTCGAGCCCCATCCCCTTCGCGATTACCATTTGCCGGGTTTCGATGCGCCGCACACGTTGCAGGATTTCCGTCTGGACATCTTCATAGTTCATAGCCATGCTCCTAGTTATTGTCACAACGCTTCGCGCTGTTCTTCCACCATTCGATTCATGTGAAACGCAAGCTGATAGATTAGCTCGTCGTCGCGCACCTTTGCTGCGGTCATCAGCGATACTTCCTCCAAGTAGGCGCATGTGCTGCGCATCCAGTCCACGTCGTCGATGTCGATGAACCCGTGATCGGGACTGCTGACCACAGTGCGCAACGTCACCCCCTCAAACCGTTCCAGCGATAGCCACCCGCCGCTGCGTCCGTAAAAGTTGAACACCGCGCTGAACACCACGTCGCTCGATAGCTTGTACTTGTCCGCTATCTTGGGCCGAATCATCCTCGATGTGTGCCCTCTCGTCTCCGCTTCTCTGCCGGTGAAGAATCCGCACATGTCCTCCACGGCCAAGGTGTACAAACCGTCATACTCTTCTTGCCACTGGTCTTTCAACCGTTGCATGTTGGGCGTGGACACCACGGCGTCCGCCTTGCAGATGAAGAATGATTCCCCCATCTTGGTGAACACTGCGTCGAAGCTAGGGCTCGCGTGCAACTTCACGTTCCAGCAGTACGGGCGCCAGCTTCCGTCGTAGTAGCGAGCTTCGATACTGTTCGCTAGGCACACTTCTTGTAGCCGGGTGTTCCAGTCGATAGGCTGGTCTTGTGCCTTCTTTCGTCTGCTCATCGCTCCAACTCCCGCCAGTTGACCAGTCCGTAATCCGTGCGCACCGTCTCGTACTGCGTGTGATAGTCCAGTGCGTTGCGCCCCATCTGGTTCACCGCCTTGATCAGCGCTTCGTCCCGGCTGTCGGCCATGTTGGTCGGGTGCCAGTTTACGGATGATTTGATCTTCTCGACGATCTGCTCGTGGCCAGCGCTGACGCCGAACAACTCGAACAGATCCCGCTGGACGTAAGTGCTCGGCAGTCTCGACCACCAGCCCGTGTGACTGCGGCCGAAGCTCAACCGATGCGTGCCCTTGACGCAGAACACATCGCCGAACTCGCCCAGCAGAATGCGCGGCAAGGCAGATGCTCGGTAGTTCTTCAGGAGACGGCGCCGCTCGGGCCGAAGCTCGGGCTTGATGCGCGAGCGCTCGTCGAACAGCCCGCACACGTAGCCGTCCGCGTGCAGCGTCATGCGGTCGTACTTGGGGCAGAACGGGTAGTCCACGACCGGGCCTTCCCCCCACCAGTATTGCCGCCCCCACCGCGTCGGGTTGTGCGGCCACTGCCGGGGCGCCTTCCACACGCGCAGCGGGCCGAAGTGGCTCAGCACATCGCGGGTGATGCCGCTGTCGAAGTTCTCCAAGTCGATGTCGCCATTCTCGTGCCACGTGATGATGTCAGTCCGGTACATGCGCAGCGCGTAGTAGCGCTTGCCGTCGATGGTGCCACGGCGCACGTTGTAGTTACTGCGGTCCTCACGTTGGTTGCTGATGTTCCACTCGTTCTCGTTGTACTTGTTCGGGACGAACTCGCGCTCGCACCGTTCGAACGTCAGCTTGCCACTGATACGGAAAGTCGGATGTGATCCCCAGCCTGAACCCATGATTCGCTCCTAGTAGGTTAGAAATGCTCTTGTCATGCTTGACACACTTTACGGTTCTGCGATACTGCTTAACGCCCCAGCGGCGCCCTAGCCCCCTTTCAACTGGTTGGAGGAACTGGAGATGAAATGACACACCACCGAACAGCTTGTCGTCGTGCGCCCATCTCGTGCCGTGCATTCAAGGAAGTCCTGCGCGCCCTGATGGATTGCAGCGACGATCCGCAACTGCGCATCACCGCCCGATTCAAGGGCATCTCATTCACTGCATACGGAGACATCAGCATGGACTTCAAAGACACCGATCTACCCGGTACCGTGACGTTCTCGGTCGGCGGCCCCGTGGACGCCAAAGGCAAACCTGCCAAGCTCGACGGCGTACCCGTGTGGGCGCTCGACGATGAAACGAATGCGCAGATCGTCAGCCAGTCGGCCGATGGCCTGTCGTGCGTCGTGCAACTGTCCGACAACCCCAGCGCAACGCAACTGACCGTCTCAGCCGACGCCGATCTCGGCGAAGGCGTCGTGACGCTTCAGTCGCAAGCGGTCGTCAACATCGTCGCGGGCGATGCGGTTGCTCTCGGCGACATCAGCGCGGGCGGCATCACCCCGCTCTGAACTACCCTGCTGTCCAGACTGTACAACTGGTTCCTCAGTTGGCTGCGGTAAGCGTCAGGATTCCAATTCGATTGGAGTTCTGACGCCCCTCACCACTCTTTTCGGAGACACCCATGAAGCGCCTGCTACTCGCACTTGCTGCATCGTTGTTCGCATCGTTCGCCTTCGCTGCCTGCGATGTCGATTACAGCGTCCAAGTCACCTACGACAAACAAGCGGACACCGACGTGGTAAACGTCCGCAGCTACAAGGCGATCTCGCCCGAAGCCTACACGCGCATCAGCACCGCCATGAACAAGGCCGGGGACGAAGCGGAGAAGGCTGCGGCCAAGATGAAGGGCAAGGGACCGGGCGCCGACTACACGATGATTCTGACGCAGACGGGCACATGCCCACTCGTGCCGGGCAAGGACAAGCCGCTGGAGTTCGCCGACTTGTCGTGGCACAACGTGACCCGACTGGCCAAGCTGCTCAACGGCCACGACTCCGCGCTGTTCGACGGATTCGACGACGCCAACGCGAAGCGCGGGCTAGGTAAAAAGCCGAAGTAGCATCAGCACCACCAGCAGCACACCTACGCCGACTATAACTGCCACGGCGATACCTTGGGCCGGACGTGAATCGGTCCCCGGTGATCTCCGTGGCAGGCGCAGGTTGATTCCCTCATCCGACTCACGACTGACTGTGGTCGGCTCGTCGTAGGGATCTCTGGTAGACATGCGCTAGTCTACCCCTTCGGCAGCGCGCGGATCAACAGCAGCAACGCCTCGGCCAGCGTCCCGATGTCGGAACGGGCCACGGCCCCCGGCGCCTTCTTCACCTTCTTCGCCGTCACCTTCTTGCCGGGGATCGCCGACAGGGGGATGCTGTGCTCGCGCGGCTTCTCGTCACGCACAGTCTTTTTCTTCGACGCCTTCTTCGGCCTGCCGATCTTCTTGCCGTTCTTGGTGATTCCCAATTCGGCATTCCGTGCACGCGCCGCTTGCCGGGCGGCGATCTGTTCCGCTGTCATCTTGTAGCCTTTGGTGGGCATGCTCATGCTCCTGAGAATGTGATCGTGTGGACGCGCCGGGTGTATTGCCCGACCAGATTGCCGGTCTGCGCGTTGTACACTTCGATGGTCGTACCGACCTTCGCCCAGCGGGCGTCGATCAATGCACCGTGGTGCGCATTGGTCCGGTGCTTGTAGTAGCGATACAAGACCGGCTTTTTCTCCTGCGCATTCCACAGACGGTACGGCCGGATGGTCTTCGGTTGTGTGGGATATTTCATCGCATCACCCAAACATGCCGGGACAATCCACACCCTCGGCCTCGTCGGCGATCTCTTCGAGTTCCTGCGCCAACGTCTCCCCTTCGGTGCGCGCCTCGTTGTAGTCGTCCACGTTGTAGCCCAGCTTCTCTTCGAGCGCTTCCTTGGCATCCTCTTCGGAGTCGTAGCTGATGTCGGACCCTTCGTCGCCGATCTTGAACAGCCACTTGCCCGGCTGATCCGAATCTTCCTCGACCACCACTTCCTCATGCTCGCCCAGCCACTCGTTGATCGCGTCGGCCGCCGCGCGCAACTGCCCCGCGCCGTTGGACAACCGGCAGGCACGCGACTGCGACTGCCGCCCCCGGTACGTCTTGCCCATGTCGATGTTGGCCGTGCACGAGAGTTCGCCGAGAATGCTGCTCTCGACGCTCGGCTCGCTCAACCCTTCGATGGTATCCGCCGCTTCGCTGCGCCGCGAATTGACATCGGTTTCCTTCAGGTTGTCGGGAGCGTTGTCGTAGATCTCCCTGAACTCTTCACCAATGCTGGTGATCTCGCTGAACCCGTCGCTGATGAAACTCTCGACGGTACCGTCCAACGGCTTGAAGCGTACCGGCTTCGCCTTCTTCTCTTTGGTTGCCATGCTGCGTCTCCATTCAAGTGTGGGTGCGTCTCTGTTTTCTCCGCATCGCCTGCACCCTTGCGGCGTGTGGAAATCTAATCACAGTTCCATTCGGCTGTCTACATCTTTTACCCCGGCGAGCGCAGCAGTGTGGACATGGTACGTCCAGACTCACCACGAATTCGCCGGGTTGGTAACGCATTACCTCACGACCGGCTCGTGCCACTTCGAGTCGAAGTTGGGGCAGTGCGTGTTGTTGCCCCGATCCCGCCACTCACCCTCGCTGAACGGCGCGAAGCCCTCGATGTCCAGTTCGCAATACCTGCACGTAGTGTGGACAACTGCGGGCTCTTCCTCGGGACCGAACTCGGAACTGCTCTCGATCACGCGCGGCCGGACCTGTTCGCCGACCGCAATCAACGCCTTGTAGGCTTGCCGCAGTTCGTCCGCGCTCCGGTGGCCCCAGCCGTCACCGGGGCCGTCGTAGAGCCCGCGCAGTGCCTTGGTGAGCAGGACTACTATCTCCGCTGCGTCGGGGAATCCGCCCTCGCGCAGCCGCTTGCACAGTGCCGTCTCTTGATTCATGCCTTCACCCCGGCCGGTTTGGTGATGAACACTTCGATGCAGCCCGATCCACCCCGGTCGTCGCGGATGATGATCTCGGTGGCCACGCCCTCGACCAGCGTATTGCCCACCATGTTCTGCACCTTGCTGATGGCCGTGAGCCCAACGGACGACACCACCAGATACTTCGTCGTCGTGAGCTTCACTTGGCCATAGCGCGCTTCCCTCGTCTGCACTACGGGTTTCTTGGTCATGCGTCGTCTCCTGTGTCGTTCTCTCCGAGAGTGGCTTGGGGCCAGTACACAATCGTCCCCATGCCCATTGCGTCACGCGACGGGCGCAACCCACCCTTCACGTTCCGTACCGCTTCCAGCACTTCGCCTTCGCTGTGATTGCGGCCACAGGACACGCCGACGCAGTACGCGCCGAACATGCCCCGCCCGCTGTAGTCCCGCCACTTGATGTCGGCCTGCGTGAGCGCCGCCACCAACGCCTTCGCCATCGCATTCATCGTCGTCTCCTATGAGATGCTGATCACTTCACCGTACCGCGCTTCCTCGATGCTGCTCGTGCACAGCCACAGCATCGGCGCCGTCGTCTCGCGTCCGACCGGTCCTTCCAGATCAGTCAGGCACATCACCACTTCCGGCGCCTCGTCCATGTTCTCTTCGTATTGGGCGAACCAACGGAAGTCCGTGCCGCCGCCACCGGCAGGCTTGAGCCGCGCCGTGTCCTCGTCGAACTCCGCGCGCTCGAAGCGCTCGTACGGCGGGTACGGTTGCGTGTCGAAGTACACCACTTCCACCCACTTCGGCTTCACCTGCTCCAGCACGTCGCGGAAGTGCCTGCCGAACATCGTGAGGATCTTGCCCGTGATCGAGCCGGAACAATCGACCAGCAGCAGCAAGCCACCCATGGCGGGCTCGTACATGTCCGGCGAGATGCTGCCGATGCGGATCAGATCGCGCTTGCTGAAGCGACGCCACGAGTAGTCGGCCTGCACCAGCCCCTTCAGGTATTGCTCGACGATCTCGGGCCATGGCACCTTCTGGTGTTGCGCGTTCGCCATCACGCGCTTCATCCAGCCCGGTGTCTTGCCGTTCATCTTCGCCACCTGCTCGGCCGCCGCGAGTTCCTGCTTCATCCTTTCTTCAAACTGTGCAGGACTCTCCGCATCACGTTCAGGATCTTCGTACGTGTTCCCTTCGGGGTCGGTTCCGAAGTCGAGCAGATCACGCATGGGTCCGAGCTTGGCTTCTGCATCACGGCTGCCATCTGAGCGGCCATCGTCGGCGGGATCACCATCTTCGCCATCCACTTCGGCGGCATTGCCTGCGCTTGTGCCTGTGCTTGGGCCGCGTACGCCTGCACCTGTGCCCGGTACAGATCCACCCGCAGCGTTGCTCCCTGCGTCAGCATCTTGTACCTCTCCTGCTCCATCGTCTCCATCATCTGCTTCGCCAGCAGATCCACCATCTCCTGAACCGTCCTCTCCCTCGCCATCGTCGGCATCGTCGGCGGATTCAGAATCGTCTCCATCTCCCGCACCTTGCGGGCCAGCAGCTTGTCCCGGTTGCGGTTCTTTCGGTTTCTTGCTTGCTGCATCGTCATACTCCTTGATCAGTGCCTCGTAGACTTGCTCCGTTGTCATGCCCTTGTACTTGACATCGTAGAGCCATGACCACGGCTGCCCGTCGATGACCAAGTTTGTGAGCGGCACGAACCCCGACTCCACCAGCATCAGATTAATGACGTAATCCCCTGCCGCATTCCAGATGTACGGATCACGTGACCCACGACGCGTCGGATGCAGCAACATCTTGTGGCCAATCTCGTGCCCGACAGCAGTGAGCCGCTGATCGCGCGTGAGTTGTGACCAGAACTGTTGGTTGATCCAGCACGCCACGCCGTTGACCGCCAGCGTTCGTATCAGCTTGGTGACATAGAACGTCAAGCTGTAGTACAGCACCATGATGTACGGCACGCGCAACATCAGACGCACGGCCGTCTCGCTCATGCCCTCGAACTTCTGGTGGCCAAGGATTGCCCCTGCCGCCTTCGGGTCCGGCATCGCCGGGTTACTCTTCACTCTTGCTACGCTTGTCATCTGCATCTCCGATTGAGTTGATGATACGGACACGTTCTACTGTGCCCAATTCTCCTGCGAACAACGTGATGAACTTGCTAGGCTGAACACGCCGCAACATCTCTTCGTTCAACTGCTTGCTCTCCACGTACCACTTCCACGGCACCCAGCCGCGCGGATCTTTTCGCACCTTTGGGGTTTGCAGCTTGGCTTCCATCTGCCGCACCAAGCGCAGCAACCGCCGCTGCTTCCGCTGCTTGCGGCTCAGCTTCATAGTGGCGGCACCTTCCACGGCAGCACGGCAAGGAAGTGCATGCGTCCATACTCGCACCACCGTGCCCCAGCCAATATCAATTCCGACAGCCGCACCGCCTCTTCGATGGTGTACACCGTGCGTGCAGGTTGCGCGTCGGGGGGTGGCTGATACACGCGGACTTCCATCCCTCGCACGATAAGCTGCTTCTTGATCGTGATGCCGATCTCTTTGGCCTCTCGCGCAGTCAACACCACGTACGTCCTGCGATCCGTCTCGCGGATTCTCATAGCATCACCCACTCGCAGTCGCGGCCGGGCAGGCGCAACTCGTGCATCTCCGCACTGGTGAACTTGGTGAAGCCTTGATGCACCCAGCCGTAGTGATTCGACCAGCGCAGCGGCACGTAGATGCCGTCGAGGGCCGGGTCAGCAGTCCACCCGTCCTTCTTCTGGATCGCGTAGACGGGAGACAGCTTGCGCTCCATCTCCCGTACCTTCGCGAGTAGCTGCTTCTTCGCCAGCTTGCGACGCATCTTGCGACGCGTGCTCATGGCATGAATTGCGCGATCCGATCCGCCAGTTCGCGCGCCTTCTGCCCGACGATGGCCTGCATCCCTTCGCTGTCGCGCAGATCCTTCGCCGTGAGTTGATCCACCAGATTACCCGCGTCGATGGCGAACGCTTCGAGCGTCGGGTCGCGGCTGATGTTCAGCTTGTGCGCCATCTCCGACATCGTGCGCACGTTCTCGACCACGCTGTCGAACAGCCGCTTCACTTCGCCTTCCTTGTACTTGTGCAGCACGTCGGCCATGTGGGCGATGGGCTTGTAGAGCGACTGGAACCCGTGCGTGAGCGTGGCCGTGATGCTGTTCTGGATGTCCGCCGTGATCGACGCCTCGATGTCCGCCCTGATGTGCGGCGGGATCTCCTGCAACAGCCGCACGTCGTTGATGTTGGGCAGCGGCACCGCCGACATGCGCAACTGGAACTTCGCGTCCACCTTCTCCACGGACGGGTAGTCCATCGGGTCGTACATCTCGTTCAGCTTGAACTCGGCGAGCGCCACGTGCTCGGCGTACGTGGCCAGCATCTCGCGCTTCAGGGGCTTGAAGTCCTCGACGCGATCACCGAACCACGACAGCATCTCCATGTGCTCTTCGGCCTTGCCGACGCGCGCCCCGCGCTGCTCGCCCCACGGCGCCGTGCGCAGGTAGAACTCCTGCCGGGTCTTGCCGATGAAGCTCTTGCACGCCGCCAGTTCCTTGAAGTCGGGCAGCAGGAACTTGTTGAAGTTGCCAGCGTCCACGTCGGAATCGACGTTGTGCTGTTCCTTGATCTCGGCCGTGATCTTCTTGTCCAGCTTGCGGGCCGTCCACGCCGGGGCGTAGAGCGAGTACAGCAACAGCGAATGCATGGATTGTTGGGTCGTGTTCATCTGTCTCTCCTAGTCGATTTGCGTTGCGATGGGACTACGCGGTGGCGCCGTTGAGCAACCGCTGGATGTGGGGCGCCGTGATCCACAACTGGTACGTCTTGCTGGACTTGATGAAGCTGTCGTTGGCATCCTTCGCCTTGCCCAGCCGGTCGTTCATCAGCTTGAAGTAGCACGCCTGCTGCTCGTCGGGGTAGCGCTGCATGTACTTGGCGATGGGCTCCCAATTGTCACGCTTGACCAGCAGCGCGAGCATCGTGGACAGTGCGTACTTCTCGTCCATGCGCTGCGGGACCGGCGTCTTGACCGGCTCGCGGATGATCTGCTCCAGCGTGGCCAAGTTGTCGAGCATCTGGTTGAATGCCGTGAACTTGTTTGCAGTTTCCGTGCCGACGTTGCGCGAGACTTCGCCGGGGATCAGCGGCACACCCGTCGCATCGGCGTCGCGCATCTTGAGGCTCACGCGATCCCACGAGCGCAGGCTGGCCCAAATGCCCTGCTTGCCTTCCTGATACGTCACGTCGTTCTCGTTGCGCTCTTCGTTCTCGAACACATCCCGGTAGTTGTCGATCTCCATCGGGTTGCGCAGCGCGAACGCACCCACGCGCTCGTGGAAGTTCTGCATCACTCCCAGCGCATAGTCGGTGTCGTATTCCAGTTCCCACGTTTCGAACCGACTCATGACCGCACGCGACTGCACCTGCGCGCCGGACTTGTCCTTCAAGCGATTGCCGTCCGCCACGATGATGATGCCGGGCGCCAAGCGGAAGCCGCCGCCCACATCCTCGTGGTTGATCAACTTCTGCGTGCCCTTGTTGACTTCGAAGCCCTGCAACATCCACTCGCCCACGTAGATGATGCCGTGCGCGTCGGGCGTCTTGTAGTAGTTGGGGAACGTGCCGTCCACCAGCTTGCGGATCATGAACTCCTGCATGTCCGGCACCGACATCACCACGTCGGGCGGGGTCAGCGTGCCGCCGTCCAGATACGCGTAGTAGAACTCGGGATCTTCGGCCTGCAACGCCGACACGATCTCGTTCACCTTGAACGTCTTGCCCAGCGCGGGCTGGCTCCTGAACATCACGTTGTACTTGCACCGCAACGCGCGGCGGACGATAACGTCCATGTCGTGCATGGTTGCCATGATATGCGTCTCCAAGTGTGTCAAGTTTCCAATCGAGTTGGAATGTTGACGGGTTGTGCTACGGGTGCTGCTACAACTGCTGCGACTACTATCTCCTGCGCACGCTAGTGCATCTCGCGCGGCGGGGGCAAACCATCCAGATACGCCGTTGCCTTCATGATCGTCGTGTCCAGTACCAGCAACAGATGCAACCGGATGACATCGTGCAACGCACCGCACGCAGGCACGCGGCGGATCTGATCGCCCACCATCATGCCTGCGCTCCAGTGGTCATCGTGCTCGTTGTCGAAGATGGCGAACTGACCCCACGGCGTCGTCACGATGAATGCGATTGCGGAATCTCCCATGTTGGATATGGAGAACTCACCCGCAACGCCCAGCGCGCCTAGCATGTGCGCCAAGATCTGCCCGATCCGCGTCACCGACGCGAAGCCCGGTTGATCTTGACCATCAGTCACCACCATCTCGACATCGCTCATTACTGCGCCTTCGCCGCTTCGACGATGGCGCCCATCACGGCGCGCATGCCGCCGCCCCGGTACACGCGCTTCAGCTTGCGGTACACGGCACGCGTGGTGTGCGGGTTGTTGCCCGCCGCGATGCGTTCCTTGCCGTCGCGGGTGCGCTGTGCCACCTGCACCAGTTCGGCGTGCGGCTGCCCGATGGACAACTGCTCGGCCATCCTACGCAACGTCTTTGCTTTGCTCCCGTTCATATGCTCTCCTGTATGCTTTGAGTGATCGGTCAATCTTCTTGATCCACATCTCGGCCCGCTCCTGCTTCTTCACCCATGCGGCTCGGCGGTCCACGAGTCGCTGGATTTTACCCCTTCTCTCATCATCCTTGCTAGGTGCGGGCACCGGCTCGGCCTTGGCGGGTGGCAGGTACAGACTGCGCGTGAGGAATGCCACGCTCGCCTTCTTGTACATGCGCATCCACTGCATCTCGTACTGTTTGCTCCCGGTGCGCCCGCCTGTCCACTGCCACGTGTAGCCGTAGATGATGTCGCGCCACGTGTGCTCAAGGTTGATGCGCGCCCACGGCCCGTCACGGTAGGATCTCGCCCTGCCCGTGACGAACTTCACGCAGCCCGCCCGCATCTTGCCTGTGCTGCCTTGTCCACACGCACGTGCCAGCTTGTCCATGATGCCCTGCACATGTGTGTGCAGTTCGCGCTGGGTCATCTCGCCGCAGCCCCACGTGGGCGTGAGCGCACCACCCAGCAGACTCACGTGATCGAACCACATTGCGTGGATCTCATCGAGTGCAGTCTGTCCCGCCTTGGATTTCATGCTTCACTCTCCCGTCAATGCGATGCGGAACTTGTTGCCGTCCAGCAGCGTGTGCATTACCGCACCCGATGTCATCCACGCCTTGTAGTCGGGGTCGTCGGTCAGTGCCTTCGAGTCGTTGCGCCGCTGCCCGCAGCACGGGCACGTGCTGGTCATGTCCGACTCGCGCAGCGTGACGATCCACGCGTGTATCCACAAGCACTCGTCCAGAAGATCCTGCTCGTACCGCGCGGCGAGAATGCTATCCACCGTGGTGCCTTCGGTGTACACGCCCAGCTTGTCGAACAACTCCCACGCTACGCACGCCGCGCAGCCGGGGTCGTACTCGGAACAGCGCTCGCCCCAGCCGCGCACCATGCGCTTCTCGACTTGTCTCATAGCTTGCCCCCCGGAAATCCCGACGCGTACTCGCTGCCCTCGACGCCGAACCGCGCGCCCCTGAACCGCTTGCCCTTCTCGTCGGGCACACCGCACTCGTAGAACACCACTTCCTCATCGTTCGCGAGGATGCAGCCCAGCGCCCCCAGCAGTTGCCGGTAGTAGTTCGACCGGCGCTGCTGCATGTCGCGGTCGTACCAGATGCGCTGCTGCGGCTCGCTCTCGCCCTGCACCCACAGCGCGTTGAACTTGTCCGCCTTCCACTCGACGAACGCCGGGAAGTCGTCGGGCTCCAGCCATTCGTTGAGCACTTCGCCTGCGGTCATGATGCGCGAGTTGGGCCACTCGTGCATCTGCGCGGCGATCAACTGCTCGCGCACTTCGCGCCGGGCTTCATCCAGCTTTGCTTTGGACACATCGAACAGATGCTCGCTCATGTCAGTTCTCCATGTTGGCATGCATCGCCGCGATCTTGTCGAAGCCCTCGATGTCCAGATAGACCATCGGCAGCTTCGGGTCCAGCGGCACGTTGAAGATCTTGTCCCACGCGCTGCGCCTCACGTGTGCCACGCGCCCCGTGCGCCACGCCTGCTCGGGCTTGAGCGCACCACCGGGCACGCCGTCGCTCTTGCTCGGGTCCACTTCCACCAGCGCGATGTAGCCATCCTCGTGCAGTTGCTTGTGCTCTTTGCACAGGCCCATGCCCGTCGTCGTGTTGCGCTCGAAGCGATTGCGCAAACGTGTGTCCAGCAACAGTGCGCCGCTATCTTCGGTCTTGCCACAGATCGGGCACACCTTCTGTTCCATCGTCACGTAACTCTTGTCGCTCATGTCAATTCTCCGATTCGATTGGAATGTTGACGCCCTACTCGTCGCGCACCACCATGCGCAGCGCCGACTGCACCTGCCGGTACTCGTCCTGATCCGCGAACGCGCGCCAGATCACCCCGGCGTAGTCCGCATCGACCGGCTCGTACTTCTTGTCGAACATCGGCCGCTCGCGCCCGCCGACGTTGCGGCCGTCGGTGTTGTCGCATGCCATGATGATCGCGCTGTTGCCCTTGGCGTCCGGCTTGGTGCCCACGCATCCGCAGTCGAAGCGCACGATCACCAGCGGGTTGCTCGCGTCGTTCAACACCAAGTCCTGCGCGTTGCGCATGATCTCGTTCCACTTCGGCCGCCCGCTCATGTCGCTCTTCACACCGCTCGCATCCTCGGGCTTGTTGCCATCCGCAACGAACACCACGCCGGGCGGCACGCGCAGTTCGCCCTGCGCAATCGCCTTGAGTTCGAGCGCGTGGACGCGAATGCCCAGCTTCATCGCCTCGTTGATGATGTTGTCGGCGCGCGTGTCCGTGGCCGTGAGTCCCTTGTCCGTGGCCATCTGGTTCTTGGTGAGCGTGCGCAGCGCGTCGTCCAGATCCGCGATCTCGTCCGAATTGGTTTCGATCATCTGGTTGACGTTGGTCACGCGGTCGTGCAGCCGCTTCACGTCGCTGTGCAGTTCGTTGTACTTCTCCATCAGCGGCTTGACCACGGCCGCGATCATCGCCTGCATCGCACGGGCCGTCTCGATCTCCTGCGGGGTGGGTGTGCGCTCGCCTATCGCGGCGTGCTCGGGGTAGTCCTTCCTGATGTCCGTCATGCTGTTCTCCTAGTTGGTTGGAACCGCTGCATCAAAAGCGCTTGAACTGCCCGCACGGGTGCACTCGCTTCGACTCGTGCACAACTCTGTCAGAAATCCAATCGCATCGGAATCCTGACGCCGGGCGGGCAGTATAAAGCGCTCTCCGTGGCCGCGTTGCCAGCGTGGCCACACTCCCCATGGGTTAGCCTTGCAAGGGGCATACCATCCGGCCGCTGATGGGCCGGGCACGGCTTGGACAAACGCCAACCGGCAGCGCACGCATGGGAGCGTGGCCACCGGCCGTTGTCGGACGTGGGGGTGAGAGCTAGTTGCGACGAAGGGACATGCCAGTCGATGCCGCTCGGCTACATCGTCGCCTGACCGCTGGCTCGTGACGTTCGGGACTAGGGCCGGAACCCATGCTGTCCACTACTTGTTCGTAGCACGCTTCACTGCCGGTCATGCGTACGGGTTCGGGATCACTCACACGTTGGTGGAAACTACTAAGGCACCAACCTGCTTTGAAGCACTCGGATAATCAGTCCGCTGTTTGGGGAGACTCGACCTGTCTGTCTCCCTTCCCGTGCTCTTCCCCTGCGCCGTGCTCATCGGCTCGGGCTGACACGCCCCTGCCGCACTGCCAAACTACAATACATCTACAACAGACTCCATTGTACCGCAACCCCTACCCTATGTCAAGCACTATCTCACTTGATAGGGAGATCTGTGAGCGTCGGACTGTTGATCGAATAGGACTTGTTGGATTGCGCGTAACCCATTGATGCGCATAAGGTGCGTTTTTGCGGGGCGCGTGGATTGGCCACGATGGACGTGTGGAACTAGCACACGCATAGGCAGGCGGGCGCAGACAGGAATAGGCTGTGGGCTATTGAATTGCATCAAGGGCTTGCGTGGCCGGGAGTGCGGACATAGGCGCAAGCGCTCACAGGTGGGAGTACATGCAAAGAGCCCAAACAGTACGGGATTAAATAGAATACAGGATTACTACGCTAGACAAAGTGGGGTCGGTGGGACAGGTAACAGGCAAAATTTCAGGAGAGCACTTATGCCCTTGGGCTCCTGTCTGTCTGTGGGAGTGTAAGCTCGAACGGCTGGCAGACAGACAGACAGAGCGCCCCTCGCGTATGCGAGTCCTATGTTCAAAACATAGCACACCTGTCCTTTACAATAGGATATGTGCTAATTATCAACTACTTACTATCTAATCTCTACTCTATAACTAACATTAGGTGCCTTGTGCTGTGGACTATCACCGGTCGTCGCCGGGCACATCTTGTAGACATATCAGGCACTTACGTGGGCAGACAGGCATCGTGCGCATGTTGTGGACATCTTGGCATGGACTAGGCCCATGTAGTTATCGCGGCCGTTCTGTAACTCGTTGATTCTACAGGCAGGTAAAGCCTTTCCCTATGCACATGTGGGTAGAACTGGCAAACCTATTCCCGGTGTGATGCTGTGATAAGCCTTTGATCCTGCACACATGTTCACAGGCTATGCGTGGGGAACTCCCCGCCCATTACCTAGCATGCCAGAACTCCAATCGCGTTGGATTGTTGGCAGCATGTTGTGGACGCGCGTGCTGGGCCGAGGCAACTACTGTCTCGTGCGTGTGTGCGTGGGTGCTCGAATGCGCGCGTGCTGGGCCGAGGCAACTACTGTCTCAGTGCGTGCTGCCGGGGCGTGCCCGATGTGCGCCTGTGCGCGCGTCTAGGGCATCTGCTGCACGGGTGCGCGGCGCGTGCTTGGCGTGAACAACTACGGTCCCGAGGCGCCCGGCGCCGAGGCGCGGGTGCGCGCGAACTATGGGCGAAAAAAAAGGCCAGCCCCGAAGGGCTGGCCAGTCCTACACTTGCTTGCTACTTGGTGCGCGCCTTGCTTTTCTTGACGGCCGCGTCGGCGATCTTGCAGCAGAGCAGCGTCAACGCGTCGCCACCCGCGACAATCGCGCTCGCGAATCCGAGCAGCGATTGCATACCGGCCGCGTCCATCTTGTCGATCACTTCGACCAGCGGCTTGCGCGCAGCGGCTTGGGCTTCGCGCGTTTTCTTCGCGGCTTCGCGCGCAGCGGCGACGTTACGCTTGTTCTTTTCCGAGAACAGCGTCGCCATGCGCGCATTGTCCGCCTTACCGGCCGAGATTTCCGCGTCGATGTCGGCAATCGACATCTTCTCCAGCGCTTCGGCCGCTGCCTTGCGTTTCGCTTCGGCCGCTGCGGCTTCGGCCGACTTGGTGCGCGCCGCGCTGGATGTCGGCGACTGCGGCTTGTTGATGCCTTCGGCCGCCAGCGGCTTGTAAACGCAACGGGAAAGCAGATCCGCCGTGTTCACATAGCCTACCTTCGCGGCGCCTGCCCGGTAGATCTCGGAAAACGCATTCCAGACCGGATAGGCGGCCGTCGCGAGGATGGCGCGGTAATACGCCAGCCGCGCCTTGCTGGCGCGCTCTTCGTTAGCGTCCGACGCGGCCCATTCCTGCCAATTGTCGGGGCTGTTGACGTCAACGGCCGTTTTGTTCCCGTTCCAATCGACGCCTTCGATGGTATGCGGCGCCGGGAGCAGATCACGAGCCGCGAGAATAGCAGCGGCGACCGGGGACAGTGTTGCGGATGCTGGTGCAGTCATGGTTAATTCTCCAAATGACTATTGTGTGACGCACAAGCGCTATAGTCGAAGAGTATAGCGCGGCGCCACAACTGCATACTAGCCTATAGTGTGCGCCACTGGTGCAAAGCAGATGCCAACAATCCAATCCCATAAGAGAATTGGCAGCGTACTAGCGGACAAGTAATTCTTAATAACTCGAAGGGGCGGCAGGGGGGCGGCGGGGCGAAGGGCCGCGCGCAGGTTTGCCCATGCCACACGTAAATTGTCACGATTTTACAAATGTTAGTGACCACTCTCGGAAACTACTTTTTCCGCTATTTATACCACTTTTACCCC